TCTGGTCCACCACCTATCGTAGACGACTGCCACGATCCTTGTATATACGTATCGAACGCCATCACCCCAAACAACGACGGGATGAACGACTACTGGAAGCCAGTAACTAAGCCAGACTGTTGGTGGAGATGGGAGTGTACGGTGTACAACCGATGGGGCCAACTAGTGTGGCGCACGAATGATCCTAGAGAGGGGTGGGATGGGGCTACTGGATGGAGCTATGCACCAGATGGCGTTTACGTTTGGAGCATAAAAGGCACCACGCACAGGTCAACGAAGGTGGTAAGCATGAGCGGTCACCTCACCTTGTTTCGTTAAAAGTCGTTGAGCATGATGTCGTCTATGGCCTCCTGAACCTCCTCAGCAGTGGCCTCCATCGTCATCATGATGTTCGCCTGAAACCTCTCCTGCTCCTCTCCCTCGTTGAAAACAACAATCGTCGGGACGACAACAATCTTGTGCTTCTTCTGAAGATCTGGAGCAGTAGCGATGTCCACACGGGCAGTCTCGCAGTCGTTCAGGCTTTCTATCCATGGCACACTGTTTTGTGAGTTAAAACTTGCGTTAAACTCAACAACACAGATTCCTGATCCGCAGAGCTCTTTACTTTCTGCAGGCGTCACAAAGGCCGCCGCCAACAATAATACAAAGGATACACATAGGGTTGATGTTAGTTTCATTTCTCATTTTAGTTGATCTATTTTCTCTTCAATGCGCTTGATATCTTCCTTGATCTCAGTCACATCTTCTTGAGTCGTCATGATTGTTTGACGCACGAGCTGATCTTTCATGTCAAACTCCATGCGGGTGATTTCGGGTTCAGAGGGTAGAGGCAGTTCCTTTGCCTCTGCTATGTCTGCTTGCAAGGCAAACCACATCCCCACAATCGTTCCTATCCCCGCCGCGACCATCCCAAGTGTCTTGAGATCTAGCGTAACCTTAGTGTCCTCTCCGATTTGCTGTGCCATTACAATAGTATGTAGTTTAATCCCACAGAGAAGTCGTGCCACTCTCTGTTCCAGTATCTGTTGTACTTGCCTTCTGTAAATATACCAAGACTTTTGGTAATCTTGGTCCCGAAGACAAGTCCGAAGCCCACGTCAAGCCACTGACTGCTGTTCACAAAGTTGTGATACGAGTATTCGTCACCTGTGTCAAGGTGGTAAGGCATGATATTTCCCCAAGAGTGCAACCAAAAGTCTCTCTCGTAATGGTAGAAATCAAACCCCAGCACAGCAGAGTACAGCCACTGGTTGTCCAGCTCCGCCCTCTTTTGAGACACATACTCGTCTAGAATCTGAGGGATCACTACCTGCTCCCAAACGGCCTGATCGTTTGCAACCATCTCGCCCTCTGGAGAGAAGAACTCTCCTGTGTTTACGTCTGCCGTGTATCCCTGCTCAAGCGCAAGTGCGGTGTAGTGTATCTCATTGTTGTCAAGCAACCACAGCTGAAGTGGGTCGTATCCGTATGGCTGAGAAATCCTTTGCACAACACCGACATTCAACGACAGCTTGGTTCCAAGCTTCAGCCTCAGCCTCTCCGAAGCTTCAAAGTATCTCACGTCCGCAAACCCATCCTGCAAGTATTCGGCCTTTACGACCCAGTCGTCAGCAACATATCTGGCAAAGTAGTCTTGATCCAGGAAGTTCTTGCCCTGCTGCCTGCGCCAGTCAGCCTCAGCTAAGAACTCAAAACCATCGTACTTACCAACCGTGGCGGCATCCCCGTACGTCTTCTCTGTGCCGTCGTAGAAGATGTTTGCTCTGTTCTCGTATCCAAACCTTGCGATCTTTCTTACCCCAAGTGTGAGGGAGTAGTCAAACGGGGTTTCTACAACTTCAGTGATGAGCGGCCCTGTAGCCACAGAAAACACATCTCTGTCTGATACAGAGTTACCTCCGTTTACCGCTGCGTAGAATGTAGCGCGTCGTAAAACGTTTCTGTAAAAGTCGCTCTGACCGATTGCCGTGTAAGGCAAACAAATGATCAAAAGAGGTATGATTTTTCTCATTGCTTTATGACTGTTTCTCTTTTAATTCTGCCTTTGTAGTTAGCCATGATTACATACGGCCCAGGAGAGGGGAGCTCAACCGTGCTGCCCGTGGTTGTTTCAACAACTCTACCTCTTGCGTCAAACAACGTAATTATCGTCCCTATAGGGGCCTGAATGTTTACCAGCCCTGATGTTGGGTTTGGAAAGAAATGAAGCGCTGACCTCACCATTGTCTCTACAGATGTCACACCCTCTCCGCAGTAGTCGTACATCTCTTCACATACCGCATCCCATGCTGTCTCACAGCAGTATGGGTCAACCTCGATCACCCAAGAGTAGCAGTAGTCGTTGGCCCAGTATGGTGACCCAGGCCCAGTCACGCATCCAGCGTCGTACACGCAGTCGTCTGTAGACGTGTTGGCCTCTTCATTGTAGTTATATGCGTCAATGTCCATGCAGCCCTCAATCACAGGGACGCATGAGTCTATGTCTACGTTGGCTTCAGGATCGTAGTTCAAGGCGTCAGGGTCGGTGCACCCAAATACAGCCAGTGTGATGCAGCTTCCGTCATCGTAATCGGCATCGTACCCTTGTGTGTAGTATTCCAGGTATCCCGCCTGGGTGCAGCCAGCACTGTAATAACAACTGTTGTCCTCTGCGTTAGCACTCTCCATGTAGTTCTGTGCAGTCTCATCTGTGCATCCGTACACAAAAGGAACGCAGCTGTTACCGCAGTAAGGTGTCGTTGTGTATGTGTTTGGAAACGGAGTCACATTCCACTGCGAAATGTCAATAAGAGTGTCGCCCGTAGGACCTACGAGCATGAAGCCGCATTGATCGACTTGGTTCTGAGACTGAGGGGTTGTAAAGAAGAACAGCTCTATCTCCTCTTCTGATGACAGATACACGTCAAAGGACTCCTCTGTTCCGTCGTTTGGCCCCATCTTGTATTGTGGAGATGTCCACCCATCTTGATAGATGCCAAGCCAGCTACCAAACCACCCATCGCCCACCCCGTCAGTAATGGTCAGTGTGTAGAAGCAAGAATCTACTGCATCATCTGTGTTTGCCAGCGAGTCGTAGTTAAAATATGAGTCATCTGTGCACCCAAAAACGACTGGGGTTTGACACAGAGCTTCTAGAAATATAGTGGCGTCGGGGTTGTATTCTATGTAGTCTGGATTGCCACAGCCAACAACATCTTCAACATCAAGACATAGAGGCGCAGTAAACTCCGTGAACACGCTGTATCCGAAGTCAGGCTCAGGCAGTTCCCACAAAGTGTCTCCACAAGCGATCACAAATACGTCTCCGTCTTGACCGCCCCACTGAGAAGCTCCAAGGCCGTCACCGTAGCTGTCAGATATCTCTACCTCGACTACATCTCCAGTCGTGACGCACGTAGGGAACGCAAACGGAACCCCAATGATTGACTCCGATATGTTTCCGATAGAAACATCCAAGAGCTGTTCTCCTGACGTAACATTGTAAACATTAAACGCGGTCTCTTCTGGGTAGTTATCCAAAATAAGAACGGTGGTGATTTCTGTTTCCCATGGCTGACAGTCAGCTCCGAGGCCAGTGCATGATCCGTTGTCAAAGTTTGCCCAAGGACTCCAGTTATCTGCGTTGGGATTGGTGCAACCAGGGACAGCTCCGCATGGTAGGCAGCTTTCCCAACAAAAGGGAGGCAGTACCATGTGACTCTGCACGTTGATGGTTCTGTTTACATATCCAAACTCATCGAACAAAAAACAAGGAGATTCAGAAACGCCTACTGGCAACTCCTGAACCTCCCACTCGTCTGCAGAGAACTTCCAAAGGTGTTGACCCTCTGGCATCTCTACCGTCAAATCCCAAACCCCATTTCCGTCTTCATCAGACATGGCCCAGCAACTTCCGCACCATGCGTTCGCTGATGAGTTTACCTCTGGAATGTCTATCTCAGGCGGATGCGGTCCATTAAGATCCAGCCTGAACGTAACGTCATATAGACAGTTGTTGCCGTCGAAGTACGCTTGTGGGTCATAGTTGTTTGCCTCTGCGTCCATGCAGCCGTAAACTGGGGGAGGACAGGGCAAGACGTTAAAAGGAACCGTGATTTGAGCCGCAGCAAAATCGTAAACGTATGTGCTTGTGCCACAGGTGTTTTCAACACCAAACCACCCCTCACCAAATTCACAGCATATACCGTCTCCAAAAGCATCATTTACCACGAGGTTGTACTCCCCTGCTGGTATAGTTACTAGCTGTTGATTGTATGAGTTGTTTGGGTATGGGCCACCTGCAGCGTAAACGCTGTCAGAGCCGACCATGTAAATTTCCCAAGTGCTCTCTCCTCCGTATCCGTCGGTCTGAAACTCAAGATTTACCCAACCTATCTGTGCCGATGCAAAAAAAGGTAAAAGAAAAAGCACGGATATCAGCCGCTGCATGACTCGCAATCTTCTGGATTGTCAATGTTGCAGGTGATTTCACCGTCTTCAATCTTCTTCTCTTGCTCCTTGAGTTTGTCTTGATCCAAAAAGCTGATGTCGTCGAAGTCCTCTTCCATATTATTTTTTTGCTTTTTCAATAGTTCTACCTGCGAAATATGCACCAAATGCTGTTAGCATTAAGATCTCCAGCAAAGATACGTATGAATCCTTGACGTTAAATGGCCAGTTATCCATGCTATCAGCTACCATGGTCACCATAAACATGCTCATAAGGACGATCAAAGTCACTGGTCTGATCAGCTTTGCGAGCTTTACGTCGCTACCCATGTCAGCCTTCCATCTTTCGCTTACGTTGTTTTGGAACTGAACCTCTGCATCAAGCATAGCTTTGGCCTCGGCTGGATCTATGTCTGGCTCTTTATCCAAAAGGTTCTTCACCACGCCCAAGGCACCTTGATCTGGCAGCAGATCACCCACAGTCTCAAGGACGTTTGGCGCTTTTGACTTAAGCCACTTGCCCAGTCCTGTGTCTTTTATTTTAGTCCTTTCTGATTTGCTCATAGTACTTGTTGAATTGCATCACGATCTTTCTCTCTTTGTCTTGAATCTCTTGGATTCTAATCATTCTCTGAGTGTAATCCTCTATGTCTAGGGCTCTTCTCTTGGCATTCCTGAGTGCCTCTAGATTCTTGTCCAGCTTCTTGAGGATGTTGTTGAGTTTCCTGACACCTATGTATCTCTCAGGCTTATCTGCTCTTGGGTTGTTTTTCAGCTCCTTGCTAAGCTGCATAATCTCCTGCCTACGAGATCTGTAGTCCTCCATGTCCATATACTTAGATGGCTGTCCATAGAGGATTCTAGCAAACGGAACATCGTTGGCATCAATCCTGAAGTCATTGTCTTCAACCTTGGCAGCAAGTCCTCTTGCAACCTCCCCCGTTCTAGTCACAAACTTACCAGCACCCCCGATGAAATACTCAAAGATGTAGTACATCTTGTCTGGGTTGAAGTCAAGGTCACCCTTAACGTCTACCGATCCACCTGTAGCTTCATTCATCCACCTGAAGAATGACTTTACTGACTCTGGAGATCTAAACGACAGAGAAGACTCTGGTCTCTGCAAGCCATAAGGAAGGTTCTCAGAGTATACAGGGCCCCCGAAGTATGTTTCGTTTGTCATTACATCCACGAGAGGCTTGAACACCGTTGGAACGGCAGACTTACCAGCCTTTGTGAACAGGTCCTTTGACTGACCAAATGAGATCGGAGAGAAGGAGTTCATAAACGATGATACCATTTGCATCATTGCAGTGTCTATCTCCTTGTGCCCAGCCCCCACCTCAACAGCCGCCGTTCCGAGGTTTGAAAACATGCTGAATCCGTATGGGAGAGGAATCTTGAAATAGTCCTTTCCGTTGGGGCGCATGAAAATGAGGTTTCTCTCCTTGATGTAATCAGGGATCTTGTTGTAGTACAACTCACCATCCTCATCTTCGTCAGACATCGCCAGAGCAAGCATAGCCGCCATGCCGCTAAATACGGTAAGCGCTGCTGCCATCTTCTGAGCGTTGTTGAACCTGTCCTTAAACGCTCTCTGAGTGCCGTCTGGGTATGTCGGCGGCTTCATGGTAAGCAATGACCTGCCCAGTCTAAACGAACCCTGAACCGATGCGTTGAAGAAAAGGTATACAGAGTTGAGGAGCTGACCGTACTCACCCGACTTGTTGAAGTTCACGGTAATGTTCTTGGCCATCTGAGCTGCCTTCTCTCTACTGACCCCATTCTTTCTAGCCGCAATGTATGCGGAGAGTCTGATGCTGTTCTCAAACGCATCGTTGTATCCTTCCACAACCTGAGCAAAGTTCTCTGCCTTGCCGAGCACGTTTTGAAGAGCGTTCTTGTCTGACGACTTCTTCTCCAGATCAGCTGCGATTTGGTCGAGTGGCTTTGCATAGCTCCATCCAGTCTTACCACCATCGTCCTTGAAGTCCTGATAGTATCTCTCAAGCTCTGGATTCTCAGCAAATAGAGTCTTCATCGCTTTTGGACTTTCAGCCCTCATCAATACCTTAAGAGTCTTTGGTGTCAACTTAAGCATTTCAGCAACAATCCCCTTGCCTTCAATAAGGCCTCCCTCAATGTCAGCCTCAGCAGCTGCATTAAACATGGCTGCTTGGATATCACGAGAGAAGTTGGAGATCATAAACTCTGGGTTCAGAGTGGTGAATGATCTTCTAAGCCAGTTTGAAGGTGCCCTAAGCATCTTCACGAAGAACGATGTCTGAGGCATGTTCATGTTTCTAAGGGTCTCAGCGTAGCTGGCATCCTTGAATCTTATGTACTTCTGCTCTCCATTGACCCGAACCGACACAATGTGCGGGTCTTGTGAGTTGACGTTCTTGCCGTCGAGGATGGCCCATACATTCTTGTTAGGGTTGTCTTCGACGAGGTTGTGCAGCGCCTGCAGCGCCTCGTTTGTTCTTGCCTTGATGTGTACAGATGAGTTCTGAGCAATGATCTGAGCAAGGATGTTTGTGGCCTCACTCTTTCTACCCTCAGCTCTCTTGGTTGTAGGCCCGTGTACGGACATGCCTGCCCCACCTGTTGGGTAAGCAGAAGTCACAGACGTCTCTTCGTCAATGGCAATGCCAGACAAAGGAACGTAGTTCTCAAACTGCGCTTCAAAGGCGTCAATAGTCTCCTGAGACTCAAGCCCAAACTTGACCATAGTGTCTCTGGTGTCTTGCTGGATGTCTCTAATTATATCAAGTATCTCTCTGACGTCTTCTTGCTTGTTTTGGAACGAAGCAATGATTTCGTCAGCTCTAGCGTTGCTCATACCTGAACCCTCTGTCTCTTCCCCTTCTGTTCTTTCGGCAATCAGAGCGTTTCTCTCCTTGGCGTGGAGGGCGTAGATGTAGTCGGAAATCTCCTGAACCGTGAAGCCTTTCTCCTTCATCAACTCAGTGAGCTTATCGACCTTTTCGTCAAGCTTATTGAGATCTTCAGCCGCCTTACCGTACATGAGCTCTTCAGCCATTCTGAAGTCTTGATCCGCAGCTCTTCTGCCTCTAGCTGCCTCGACATCTTCCTGGAGTTGGAACACGTCAATGTACTTGTCTTGAAGTCTTTTGAGCCACTTATTTCTCCACGTCTGGAATCCATTGAGCTCTCGCATCTGCCAGTTGCCCTGATCCGTTCTGACGGTTCTAAAGCCTCCACGTCTTCTGACAGAGGACCTTCCCCCATCAGACTTGTCTGAGATGTCTACATCCTGCGCCTCTTGGTTGAATTCGTAAAGGCTGTACTTGTTTGCATCGAGGGCTCTATCCCTTGGGGATCTGGCATCATCCCGCCTCTTCTTCGCTCCAACCACCTCTGACTTAAACTTGTAGTCTGGGTCTATGTCCTCAAGCCGATAAAGCTTTCTCATGTGCTTCATCTTTGAAGGATTTGATGCAACGATCATGCCCCCGAAGCCAAGTGATGGATCTCCCTTGACCTCAATGCCCTTCAAGTTAAATACACCCCCTTCTCCGTTAGCATCAGGCTCAACAACAACCTCAAGTTCATAGGGGAACTTTCTGTAAGATGTAAGTGTAGCTGACTCGGCGCCATCCAAGGCAGAGTCGTTATAATAGTTTGAAACTCTGTCTTCAAATTTCATGTCGGCACCTGGTGCCCCCAAGCTATTAAGCCACCTGTGAGTCAGGTTAGCTGAAAACATTTTCTTTCTTGAGCTAAATGAATCTGGGAAGTTTTTGTGATGCTTGCTCAATGCGTCAATCATCGTCAACACATGATCTTTTGTCATCACATCCTCTCGAACAAAATACTTGACAGATCCATCAACGTCAAGGATGATGTCGTTAAGAACAGCTGCCGCTGTCGCGTTGCCGTTATTTGCCTCCTGCTGCAGTGCGTACCTCAAGCTAGGAATTGAAGTTGCACTTAGTCCAATGCCAGTTCTGTTTGACAAAAACTCAGTTGGACTTATTTCCCCGCTTTCAACCAGTTTCTTCACCCCCTCCATGTATTGGATGAATACATCTGGGTTGCCAAGGGTTGCGTTTGGATCAAGACTAGAGAAACCTATAGCAAACTCTCCAGAAGTCTTCTTTGTCTTTTTGTATTGTGCTATAGCGTTGTTCTTAAACCTTGTCACTATTTTTTGTGCCGTAGCCACGTCAACGTGTGTTGACACAACGTCCTGATCCTCAAGCCCAAGGAGCGCCACAATCCCAGATGTGATGCCTTGCCTTCTCTTTCCTGTTCTGTCATAACCCATGACAATGGTGAACACATCCATAAGGTCGTCAATGCTACCTTCCTCTGTCTTTCCGAAGAAGCTCCTGACTGAATCTGTGATCGCCTTGAACGGAGTCTTTGCCTTTTCCAGTTCTAACTGAGACCGAACAGAAAACATACCAACGTTGTCTCCGTCTCCTGCGTCATCCGCGAGCTTAAGACCAGAGGCATTGACAAGGTCTCCATCTTGTGATCTACTCAGGTAACGAAGCGTCCTTCCACTATCATCAAACCGCTTCTGTATATCCTCCTTGGTAAGCCCCATCTGAAGGGCAGCCTCAAGGTTCTTCTTGCCTATAACTGCAAGCCTGTAGTCCACATCAGCAGAGACTCTTCCGCCCTCTACGGTAAGCCTCTCTCCAGGCTCAAACACCGCTCCGTTTACAAATCCTCGCCAAGGCAGTTGTCTGAGCAAAACTCTGCTTTCGTCTCTTATCGCAGCTGCCTGCTTTCTGAGATCCATAGCTTCATCCTGTCTCTCGAAGCCTTCTTGACGCCTTCTTTGCTGAGGCGTCAATGGGACCTCCATATACACTGGCTTGCCATTTTTGTCAACCTTCGGACGTGGCGGCTTCACCTTGTACTTCTTTCCGTCCTTAATGAAGTACATGTTTTGAATCCTGTCGGCTCTTTGGTTGCCCGTAGTCTTGTTGTACCAGTTTCTGAAGTGAAAGTAGTCGTTTACTTTGATAGATCTATCGACTCTAAATGAGGTGTATCTTCCGCTAACAATCTGACTCTGACCAGGCGAGAGATATGGGTGACTCTCGTAGAAAATTTCAGTGTCCTTCAGGTAATCGAACTCCTTCTTTCTTCTAATAGACATGCGACCCTCCATCGCGCCGATGTCTTCCGCTTGATCAAGTGCATCACCCTCTGGCGTAGATATGCCCTCGGTATCACCCAAGAGCTCCGTAGTTATCTCCTCAAGAGATTTTTGCTTTTGCTCTTTATTGAGGGTTTCGTCTGCATCTATCTCCTGCGCGACAGTTCCAACGTCCTTTGACCTTTCAGCCTCAATTTCCTTCGCAAGTTCTTTTCTCAGAACGTCTCCAGCATGGGGACGGTCTCCAAGGTTCTTGCCCTCTCCCCATCCCCAGAATGATGATTTGTTCAAGAACGTCAAAAAGGCCTCAACCTTCTGATCAGTTGTAGGTGGCCTCAAGTTAAAGCTAGTGGTGGCCGCAGCATATTCAGACTCAAACCTTGTGTCAGGCCCCAAGATTCTAGAAACTCTTCTTGCTACTTCGTTGGCGTGGTCCTCTATCTTCTTTCTTCCTTCAGCGGCTTTAGATGGGTTCTTGATGGTTTCTTGAACCTGAAGAACAACATCCCTAGCGGCTTCGATTTCCTGAAGTTTTAGGTTCGCGCCTCGTTTGGCCTTACTTGTAGACTTTGGGTCTGCAAAAATCTTATCTCTTTCTGCTTTTTCCCTCCTAACAGCTTCTTGGAACTGCTCTAGACTTCCAGTTCTTGATCCGTCAAAGTTGTTTTCTGATGTGCTAGGGACAACCACAACCGTGCTGCTAGTGGCCATTTTTTGACCCATCTTTCCATCTGCATCCGAAGCCATAAACACCTCGTATACGTAGCCACCCTTGCCGTCAGATTTTGTGGTCACTTGGTATCCACCGATCATGCCTGGGGTGACATCTGGGCCGTGGTTAGCCGTCTCCCAGTTTCTCTTCTGAAACTTAGGCCCTGTTATCTTGCCAGTTGGTCCTGTTTTACGCCCGTGAACCCCGTCGTAATAGAAGATGCCTTCTTCTCGCTCACCACTGGCAAGCTCCTGAGCCGTTATGTCGTTTTCGTATTCAGCGAAAATTCTTTCGCCGCGCATCATAAGTCCCCTAAGCGTTCTTCCAGCCCTTACGTTTCCATCTCTCGGTGCTGGCTCCGAGTTAGCAGTGTCCATAACGTCGATGTCAGCATTTGACGCGAGACCCTTTATGTTGCTAAGTATTCTGTTATAGAACCTGTCGGTCTTGTCTTGATCCAAAGCAACTCGCTTCTTCGAGACTGGCTCTTTCTCCTGAGTCGCCTCCTCTTGCGCTGGAGCTTCTTCAGCAGCAGGCGCTTCCTCAGCAGCAGGTGCTTCTGCAGTTGGGGCGTCTTCTACGGCCACCTCTGTCTCTACGCCCTCTGAGGCTTCCTTAAACTTCTCGGCAAGCTTGAACAGCCCCTCCTTACCAGAGATGATGTTCTTCTTGAATCCAAAGGACTTTGCAATCTTGTTGATTGCCTTAATGATTCTGTTCTCTACCCCCTTGAAGCTAGATGAGTCATTAGCGTAGTTTACGAGCACACTAATGATGGCCTCTTCTTGTTGTTCGGAGATAGGTCTGTTTCCGTAGTCTTGCTTGGTTTGAGCAAGTATTTTCTTAACGTTTCTAGCTCCGAGAGACTTGCCCTTGGCAATCTCCTCCATCTCCTTGTAAAGAGCCTCTCTTGCTGCAGCGTTTTTACCAATCATGGGCTTGAGGACCATGTGTCCAAACTCCTCCATGACGTCCATCGAATCAACAAGCGGGCTGAGGTGTATCTCGTTGGTTTTGGGGTTGTAGTAAGCTACAACTTGACCGTCAGCGTCAGTCTTTTCAAGGTATCCGTTCTGCTGCTTAATTCTGGGGTCGATGTTGTTAAACGACTCCATGGTTCTGTGAGCCTTGAGCTTAGCGCCAGCAGCGGAAAGAGCCTTACCGAACGACTTTGTCATGCGGTTTACCGTAGCTGCGACTTGCAATGGCACCTGACCAGCGCCCTCGCCAACAATCTTGGTGTCCTTGAGGTTAAACTTTTGTCCAGCGGCAAGATCCAGTTCAAAGGCATCCTCCTGTACTTCAGCTTCTTCAGCTGTTTCAGTTTCTTTCTTTGCTTGTTTGGCAGGCTCATCTGAAACCATTTCCGTGTCAGTTGTCTCAGCCTCAGCGGTGGGTGACTCTGCGGTAGCCTTAGGGTCTTCCTTTCTCTGAACCATGTCATCCATGGTGTTCTCGTCGAACATAGAAAGTTGTCCCTCTTGCTGCTGTACGTCAGCAGGAGCAGCCTCTGGCGCTTCAGGTATATTTTCGTGAGACTTCTTCTCTACCTTCTCGACAGTTCTCTCCTTTGCAGGAGCGTCTTGGTTTTCAGCATCAGGGACAGAGATCGAGTCTGGAACACTGTCTTTGAAGGCCTTTGCCTCAGCCTCCATTTCAATCTCCGCCTTTCTCGTAAACAAGGATTCAAGTCTGCCCTTCATGGCATCTTTTTCCTCCTTCGTAATCTTGGCCCCGTTGATGTATTCTCCTTTCTGAAGATCAGAAGATATTTGAGCAATCTCCTGGTGTACACCCATCAGCTCATCAACCTGATTTTGATCAAGGCTCTCGTAAAGGGCAACGTCCTTATCCTTAACATTCTTCAGCTTCTTAAGTGACTCAGCGTATCGAGTTCTTAGGAAAGCCTTCTTCTTGGGGTCTGTTTCAGACTCGTATGCGTACCTCAGCCTTCTAGTTACATCAGCACGATTTTGAGCCTGCTTCATGTTGCCGCTGTGACTCATTCCAGATGCTGCCGCAGACAGCGTAGCTGGACCAGAGCCTCCCAGAAGTCCCACAAATGCAGCATCCAATACTGCGTGCATATTCAAATCTTCGGGCTTCTTTCCGTTCGATACGTCAGAGAGCGCGTTCAGAAGTTGCTCTGTGTAGGCCACAAACCCTTCCTCAAGGCCCTCTGCCCCCATGTCTGCAAGGAAAGGACTCCCGCTCTTTTGGCCCACTGCCTTTCTAACCTCTTTTTGTATGGCGGCTCTCGTGCCAGCCTTGTTAAATGGCCTCTGAATTGCAGCAACCGAACCCCTTCCCGCACCCAACATTAAGGCATTCATCATACCCTCCGCCACACCTCCAAGTGTACCAAAGAACAGTGCTTGAGATTGAGGAGAGTCAGGGTGGCGTTCTCTAAACCCTTCGTATGACCTAGGTATATACGACAAGAGCGTTGGTGCAAGTGATTGAGCACCAGCACTCAACATGCTTTGACCTACGGTTAATGCCTCAGCACCCTTCCCAAATATTTTTCCAGATCTGGCGAGCCTATCTGCAAGCATGCCACTTCTACCAATGCCTCTGGTTCCCATAAATATAGCGGCCTCGCCAAAAACCATACCTATGGTATCTGGAAGGTCTACAGAAATGAACTTCTTAAGCGCTGTTGAGTCTGAAAAGGCAGCTTGAGCTGTGTCCAAAACTCCCATGTTGTGGTAGTCGCTTGATATTCCAAGCTCCTCCATACCCTTTATTCTTGAGTTTTGGTTCTTTATGTTAAGCTGATTCGTCTTGGCTCTGTAGTATTTAGCTATAGAGTTATCGTCTGAGTCAACCCCAAAAACACCACCGAGTATATCTGACAATCCAGCAGCCGCACCAGTTACACCCGCACCGAAGGTGGTGTATGCGTTATCCCAAAGTCTTTCTAATCCAGTAGATCCATCCCACTGACCCTCTTTGATGTCGTCGTAATCGAGCTGCCTCCCGAACATCCCGACCATCTCATTGGTCTCAAAGCCTCCGAGCATCTTAAACTCCTCAAACTGTGCCTCATTCTCTATGCCGAGAAATCCAAAATCTCGCTTTATCCTAGCATCTTCTTCAAAGCCTCTTCTTGCCATCTCCCTCATCATGAAGTTGGCATCGACGTCGCTCTCGGCATTGATTCTCATGTCCGAGTCGTTGAACTCGAACACCTGATTCATGGAATCAGCGGCTTTTCGGTTAAATACGTGAGCTTGGGCGGACAGCTCTCTAGCCTCCGCCATAATTTCGTTTTGTCTCGCCTGATCCTGCTCTTGTCTGGCTAATTCTCTCAACTCCTGAGCTCTCTTTGAGAACTCGTATGCAGACATTAGGCTCTCGTCAGCGTCTCCTTGAAGTATATTCCTTGGGTCAGCAACCGCAACGTCCTGACCAAACGCCTGTTCCCCAAAGTCAGTCCCACCAGATTCGAATCCTTCTGCCCCAGAAGCGGAAGTCGATTCTTTTTTTTTTGACTCCTCCTCCAGCTTTTCGAGACGATCAATGTTAGCGAGCATCTCCTCACGCTTCGTATTGTAGTCGTCCATAATCATATTGTACGAACTATCAGGATCGAAGCCCTGCGCGTTAAGAAGATTCATCTTCTGCTTGTCGGTCATGCCTAGAGCAGAAAACGCATCAAAGTACTCTTGTTGAGTATGAGGCGGTACGTATGCCGTGGGGTCTTGCTGATTGGGTTGCTGTGGTGTAGTCCCAACCTCTACGGGTGGATTGTTTTCGTTCTGATCAATCATCACGCAAATATAGCTTATTTAAGAGGTCTCAGGCCAACTGAAACAGAACCATCTGAATTTTCGTACCTATACGCCTGGCCAATAGGCTCGTCAACATTTTGGTAATACCACTTTCCGTCTCTAACCTCGGAATTTGGTGGCGGGAAGTAAACAGGTCTACCTGCCACAGTCGTTACTATGTTACTATCAGTGAAGGACTCCCTTTGAACAACCTTTGCTCTTTCTGCCGCCCTGGTTTCATTTCGAAGACCTTGTTGGATTTCGTCTGTTCTTCGTTGCTCTTCAAAATCAGCAGCGTCTGCCGCCTGATTTGCGGCCTGCTGCATCTCGTTCTCACGCTCTTGTTGCGCGTTGAGACCATCTGTAAGGGCCTTGGCGTAGTTCCCTCTAATTCTATTAGCCTCCATTTGTTGTTCTTGCAAGAGCCGCATGGCCTCAGGGTCTCTTGTTATCCTGCTCCAAATCGCCTGACCTTCAAGGCTCGTTCCAGGGCCAATAGGTATTCTCCTTTGCTTAGTAGTTTTGACCTCCTCTTCTTCATAAAGAAGCTTTTCGTTTTGAGGCAACGCATCAAACTCCTCTTGAGTCAGCTTTCCATTTGGACCTTCGTATTGCTTGGTCACCACCTCAACGGTCACACTAGCCATGGGCTGGGCATCTGTAACGTCTTTAACCCCCTCGTCAGTTACCCCGTATAGAGGGTCAACACCAAATCCTTGTATAAGGTACTCTCCTTCGTACCCGAGCTCAGATCCTTGCATCTTAATCGGCTTGGAGTCTCCAGATTTTGGATCAACAATGGCGGTCATTCTGTAGCCCTCAGCAGCTGCACTAGCTCCAAGTCCTTCGACATTACTCGCGTCCTGCATTCTTTGCTCCGTAGTCACAGCAAGCGATCCCTGAGAGTATCTACTACCTGTCTCCTGCCTAGTTCCAGTTCCAGTGCCACGCTTTGGGGCCTCATAAGCTGTTCTTGCGTATTCCACGAACTTGCTTCTCTCGGTGTTCAAAAGGTCCCAGCCGCTGCCTTGAGCAACGACGTTTCCCTGTTCGTCCTTCTCTCTGGCGGCCCCTGGCTCACCCCACACATCTCTCCATGCCTGCTCCATATCAGGATTGCCTTCAATCCTAGAAAACCCGTTGGGTCCAATCTCAAAAGCCTTAGCCTCTTCTTGAGAGTCAAAGAATCTGCTATTGCCTGATTCATCGAGGTAGTCCTCGTTGATCTGCATTCTAAGCGTAACACCGCTTCTGTTGTTGTTTCCAGCAAGGGTGTCATACTCCATCTGTGCAGCCTCTTCCTTAAACCCGTCTGCACCACTTCTGCTCACGATTCTCGTCTGAACCGCTTCGCTCATAGCTGACGTCTGTAGGTCGCCTACATCAACCTTTCTCTGAGATGGCTGATACATAGACGTGTCAGTTATGAAGTCTGCCTCGTCTAAAGGAACAAGGTCCCCCTCGGGACCCTCAACCATAATCTGTCCATCTACATACTGAAAGTTTTGCCTAAACGCCTGATCAGCTCTGGCAACAGAACCAGCATCAACCTCGTTATACTCCATTCCTGGAGGCAAAGCAGAGTTGAGCCCAGCAATTTGAGAGCCAGTCATAGTGCTCATCTCATTAAGCTGAGTGGCGTCCTCTTTTCTTTGGTCCTCTCTGGCCTTAAGGAGGTTGTACTTTTGGCTAAACTCCGCAATCATAGCTCTTGCCTTTACGGGGTCGTTGGCCTCCCTTATGTTTGCGCTGAGCTCCTGTGCTGCTGCTCGAATAGCTGGTGCTGCGTCTGTCCCAGCAGCTGATGCGTCAAATTGAGCGACGTCGTTCAAGTCCGTTCGCATCTGAGTTTCAGCACGCTCATATATTCTCCTGGCCTCGTTCTTCTTTGCCTGAAGAGATGCGTCAGCAGCCCTAATCCCCGCTGCAATACCAGAGCCTTGCTGGGCTACAAGCTGCTGCTGAGCTGAAGAGGCAGCGCCTCGACCCTGACCTCTTTGTCCTACTGGTACGTACATTAGTCTTGGAATTGAGGCTTAGACATCAAATCCTTCATGAACTCAAGGAGGCCTTTTTCGTCGCCATTTTTAATGAGCTTTTCCATCATTTCGGATTGATCTGGGTTAAATACCAGCTCCCCGCCTGTGAGTTCAGCTTCTTTCTTTCCGTCTTCCTCGTCAATGACAGCTTTCTTGTTGGTTTTGTGGTTAAACTCACCCTTGGTCTTGAAGCCCTCATCCGCCATATATCTCATGCCAGCCTCGCCCTTTTTATCATCACCTGGATTTCCAGGCTTAAAATCTTTGAGCAGCGTTGCCAGCGCCGTGGCGGTCTGCAGACCGCTTGCAGTTGCGGCAGGTCCAGCAGCTTGCTCCCTTTCAGCGAGATCGAGAAGCTCTCTTCTGCCTTCGTCTGCCCCCATAGCCCCTCTCTCCATAAGCAACTGATCAATAGCTGATTGAAAGTCTTTTTCTTTTTCTGTAAGTGCAGCCCTCTGACCTTCGGCAGATGTTTTCATCCCCAGAACTTTAGCTCTTCGCTCATCGTCTGCTAGGTTAAGCTGGTCTAAAGTATTTAAAATTCCAGCGGATGATCTTGGGTCCCCAGACTGCAGCGCAGAAACAATGTCGCTCCTTTGCTCTTGAAGTCTTTTATCTCCAGCCCCCAGCAAGGCCTCTGCCGCCTCCTTTTGACCCTGAATATAGTCTTCACTAGCTTGAGTGACTGCAGGTCTAGACCGCAGCTTTTCAAGCATCTTTTCGTATGCCTTTTTACCCTCTTTCTGCTGCTCTAGAGCTGCTCTTCTTCTGTCCTTTATACCCGCCTCTAACCCTCTCTTCGCTCTGCCTCTCTCAAAAAGCCCAACTCCAAGAGTCGCTGCGTTCTTGCCAAGGTCTGTGACTTCGCCGTCTTTAACAAAAAGCTGTCCTAATGTGCTCAAGTCTATACTCATAATTGCAAAAGTAATAAATGTTATCTATCGTGGTCAAGATCTGTGGGCTCGTAGTCAACGCTTACTGCGAAAACCTCAAAGTCACCAGAGCCAAGTGTAATAAGGGAGTCTGCAAACTGACCACGAGCTTGGTCTCCATTGGAGTTAAGATAAACAAGAAACAGTGGTGTGCCAACGGTAGTAATAAAAGCCTGAGCATCTGAAAAGAACCCGTTCGCAAACACTCTAACCATACTTGGTGAAAACCCTGTTCCCTGCTCTTCGGGGATGTTGGCTGGGTCGCTCACGATTATGGCCTCCTGACCAGTCCAAGAGGTGTCACCACCACCGTCAAGTGTGGTAAACACTCCGAGATTCTCAAAGCCCTCTACAACTTCTTGTGCTCCCGTTGCGACGCCTAAGTACTGAATGTTAGCTACAGTTTTTCTTTGCTCTCCAGGAACGCCTCCGTAGACGATTCCACCCTTGGCCTTCAGCGCTGTCAAAACAACTGTCTTGACTGTTGCATTGCCTGTCCCTGAATTTGGCACAAATGTGTTTACACCTTCAATCTTGTTGATGTCTGGTGTCTCAATGGACAGGGCCTTGTATATCTTATTTGTAGATGGGTTGTCGTTAAACGTAATCCCAATTACACTAGGTACAGCCTCCTCACCATAAAACTCATTGTTAGTAGATGCAGATTCATCGTGCTTCCAAAACGGAGTAATGCCCGCCTGTGGGCACGACACGTGGTGCTGCTTAATCCAGGCCATCATGGATGGAACGTAGCTTAGTCTTGTTGACCAAAAATTTTCGCTGTTGTTTAAGGCTACTGTCTGTCTCATTCTAAATCGTCTGAGTTTAAGAATATGGCTTCAGTACCATCAAATGTAATCTCGTTGTCAAATTCAATGCCGTCCAACCCAAAAACAGAAAGCATTGCAAGCAAATCCTCAACACTTACGTTGCCATCGTTATTGGTATCCAATCTTTGGCGCGTAGTCAAAGCATCTGCTATCTCTCCAGCAGAAAGCTGAACAGCAACCGTTTCCGTCACAACAGGAGCGTCTCCTCCTGCAGTGTCTGAGTCTGGATCAGCCACTGGGTTTGATACTGTGTCGTTCAGGTTATAGACGCTCAGGATAAAGGAATCCTTTTCTGGGTCATACCCCCCAACAACTTTGACTTGTCCAAGACCGTCGATCTCGTCTTGCTCAGCAAGCTTAAACAAGCGTCTGAAGTAAGACTTCATTCCGAGATCAGAAACAACCTGTATGCCTGATCCCCTATTGAACTTATAGACTTGCCTTTTGGACTTGCTGGCAAAGTATATGGTGTTGTCAACCTCACAAACCGACTCGGGGTTGTTGTCACAGCCAAACTCGCCAGCATAGTACCCCTCAGTTCCAAGAACAGATTTGGCCGCCACAAGAGACTGAGCGTCTCCGAGGTCCGTAATGATGTTCCTGTTTACGGGGATTGAGCTGCACCTGTTTGACTGTATTACAAAGATCGAGTCATCAGTGTGAGCTATGTAGTTAATGTCCCCGTGCTCGATCGGCAAATCTTTAAACTGTCCCTTTGTTGGGTTAAATGACGTCAAAGTAAATACCTTGGAGGCTGGGTTATTCTTGTCTGAAAAAGTGATAGAAGAGCTTCTTACTGACCTTTGTTGATCAGGAAGGAATACTTTGAACTTGCCCTTTCCGTTTACGTCAGAGTTAATAACCTTGTAGCTAAATCTATCAGACTCAGTATAGTATGGGAAAAAGTTTGAGTTGGACGTCTGCGATGTGATAAGCGTTTCAAAGAAGCCAGAATCAACTTTTGAGAAATTCATAGGAACAGACCTCCACCAAGAATCTCCGTTGGTTATATTGTGTCCACCTTCAAGCGCGAAGTCTCCTATTTCAAATACATTTCCAGTCTCGTAATACACGAGATTCTCTTCGTCAGAACTGATCTTAGGGGAGTTTATCTCTACGATACATCTCTTATTCCAGTTGTGAGTTTGAGCGTTTATATCGTTATCGCCAGCTTCAACATCTTCAAACGTGAACCCTGTGGCATTGTAGTTGTTTTCAAGCACCAAGAACGACCCAGTCTTTGCTGGGTGAGGCGCTTCACCATCCTGCTCCACGTCGTAGAGTGGGTTGTCTGTTCCTTCGGACAGCGTAACCTGATCCACGATGTTGAACTCGTAGTCTTGAGGGGCAAAAATTCTTGCCGTTGGCGTTTCATAGTGAGATACAATTCTTAACCTGTCTCCTTGCCTATAGGTATATACGTCTTGAGACCCGTCAACACTTCTGGCCCCGTAAGATTTAGATAGAGATGCAGGGTGATCCTGAAGGTAGTTTAACGAAACATATATGTTGCCACTTTCAGAGCCTCCTTCTGACACGAAAGCTCCTGCTGTAGCGTATTGCAAGTACCTTGAGTAAGATGTTTGTCCAGAGTAAACGATCTGAAACTTTTTGGCCGATGGAGGAACCGTCCCGCTCAGGGAGATGGTCATAGACACAGCCCCTTCAAGCCCATCCGCTCTCTCACTATACCAAGGAGCATTAACAGAGCCTATTGGGTGAACATTCGAAGGTCTTCCTCTGCCGTCGTAAAAAACAACTCCAAAAGAGTGGTTGGCACCAGCCTTAAATGTTCTTCCAGAACCAACAGCTGGAGGCAAGATGTACATTTGAATGTTTCTGCTCTGTGCGTTGGGAAGCTCAAGTTCGTAAATCTGGCCGTCGTTCTCTCCGTCGTGATGACTACCTCCGTTATCTCCGTTGGTCTCGGGACGGTCCGCAGGGAGGAATGCCCCAGCGCTACCCGCGCCTGCTGGCGGAAATGGCTCAGATCCGTGCAGCAAGGGAAGACTACAAGTAAAACTTACTGGGTGATAGTCGGGCTGATCGGAAGCGTTTGAGTCACTACTTGCAATACCTAAAGGTAAAAATTCCTGATCATCTTGATCAAAATACTTTGGATTCTTAAAGTTGTTGGCTGAACTGCCATTAAATACAGGATTAGTTCTGGTGTTAATTCCTACAAGTATGTTGTTGCTCAGTGCTGGACCATACACTCCAGGATGGTAAGTCTCCCAAAAGGTTGAGTTGTCAGTAGTGTCCGTGAGTCCAAATAGCGGAGCAGAACCAAGACTTTGTATGCCCGTAGCCCTTCCTTCCAGTCCCATTCCATTTTGCGTGTACAAAGCGTAGTTTCCGTAGTGGCTTTTGGGGTGCGGTGAGGATCCTCCTGGACCACCAGCGCCGTCCATAAGTGAGTACAGCGGGGTGCCGTCAGGGTGTTCACCATCAAAGAATCGAACAGGCCTTGAGTTGTTGTCGTAGTAAGACTGCCAACCTCCCTTAGGGAGAAGTCCACCAAAGACATCCCCCCAAGGGGCTCTGTTGTTTGGACTCTCTGCATCGTCGTTGTCGAAGTCCTCATTCCTAAACAACATCTTCTCCGTCATGATACTAAGTCTATCTCCAGTGCCTCCGTGATTCAAGGGTAGGCTGAAGCGATGAGATTCATCTGTAAACCCGCCGTCGTACAACCCTATATTGTTTCCTAGAGCCCCAGCGAAATCATCATCAAACTGAAATCCAGGTGTTTGCGTTTCCGCAGACGGGAAGAGGCTTCTGTTGACAAACCCCGTAGGATCTGTAGTAAATCCATTTGGATTTGTCCACGGAGAGTAAGCGTACCAGTTTGATCCTGGCCACGGACGACGCATACAGGTCATCACGGCTCTATTGTCGTTTGGCAAGTCAATAGACTTTATATAAACTCCTATCCTGTTCTTGGTGTTTGAGTCTCTTTCTGACAAAGAGGATTGGCTACCTGTAATGCCAACAGTGCTTCCGTTAAGCTGATTTGTATAATCATCTTCTTGTGCATACTGTTCATCAAGGAACATGTCAAGCTGTACCTCTGCTTTGTTAAGGACAAAAAACCCAAAAATGACTCGCTGTGCGCCGTCGCCATTGGCGCTAACAGGGACTCTTCCTATATCCGTCACGCCGTCATCGCCTCCCTCATCTGTATCAGTACCACCTGATCCACCTCCAAACTTATAGTCATCAAGGACCTCACTCAAAGTGAAAGACCGCGTAACAATGGTAACAAGTTTTCCGATGGCACCCGTGTCTGGAAACGTGGAGTGCTCAGAAAGTCCAACGTCTACCGTGTAGGAAAGACTCTCTTGAGTTGGAGGAGTAACTGAAGACGCATAAGTATCAAGCTCGTTGGGAGCTTCATCATCACGAGACAGTGTGGCGCCAGTCAGCAAAAGAGCTATAGCTCTGCTTACGTCCGCCTTTGACAAGTCTTGCTTGGCCACAAAAGAACAACTAACGGTAAAGTCCTTTCCCTGAACAATCAGAGGACTGGCGGCCGATGTACCAAAATCAGCATCAAGGTTACCACTAGCCCCAGAGGTGTTTGTGACTGGATCTGTTGCTCTCCACTTCCAGCGAGTTGAAAACTGTTCTCCTCCATCCTCATACCACGTCTTGTTTACTCCGTCTGAACAGGCGAGAGGAACCCTTCCGTAATTCTGTTTCATTTCCTTGATAAACTCCGCACCACTTTGCTCGGAGTTTTGCCACCAAAAACCTTTTTGACCAGTAGACACCTCACTAGCGCCAACGGGGTTAGGATTGCCTTCAGCAGTTCCGTCTGAAAGAAACTGAGACCTTATGTTTTTTAAGAAACCTTCATTGCTAAAGTCATCACCCATCTGAGGGCTCTGATGATAAGAGTTTGTAGCGTTGTATACGTGAAAGTTTTGTTTAGGGCTTACAGTAAACGAAAAATTCACAAGAGAACCAGCCAAAATGGTTGTCTCAGTAATACCGTCAGTATCTATTACAAAGCCCAGATTCTTGTTCTGGGCACCTGAGCTTGTAGTGTATGTAGAAGGTGTAGTCGCGGGCGTGGCTGTCACTTCGTATACAGCAAAGTCAGAAGGTCTTTCTGCGGCCACAGGTGTAATTGTTGCAGAAATAGATGCCTGATCCCTGTTCTCCACATAGTTACCATACATCAGCCTGTTGTCGATGATGGTTTGGGCCTGAGCCCTGTACGGTAACGCATCAAAGTCCTTTGTCTGCACGTCCCTAGGGATAGCAGAGTTTACTTCGGTATTGTTAAACAGGTAGTTGATGTTAGAGCTATTAGCCTCCTCAGAAAGAAGAAACCAAGACCCTGACTCACCCCTCCTGCCAAGTATCTTAATGCTTTCTACCTCATCAGATATATCATCTGAAGCAATCTTGATTCGAAGGGCATTGTTAGAGTTGAACAAAGCCGAAGACCCGTTTGGGGTGTAGTTGAGATACCCAGGGGGCACGAAAACATCTGAGTAAGTGGATATAGCAGACTCGTTTGCATCCTTGTAAACGCACTGGTAGGCAAACTGAAATCCTTCTATATTCAGAAACTCATTGCCAGTTACGCTAGTGTCGTTCTCCCAATCAGCCGTCGGGGGGTCAATAGGAGTCTTTGTGCAAGCCAAAATAAAGTCAGCCTCGGTAGCCCCATCACTTGCAGCTGGACCCTCATTGGTTATAGCCCTAAGGATGTTTAGCTTCTTGGGTTCATTCTTGTTGTCGGTAAAGAACAACATAGGAGTATCCTCGTAGTCGTTACTTTCGTCAACAAACCTTTGTTGCGTATAGGTAATGTCCGCCTTGACAAAGAGCGTGGGATCAAAATTAAAAGACGCAGAATTATATATGGTCACCACATCGTTGACGTCGTGATCAACAGGAAGGTATCCGTTCGGGTCGTAAGCATACACTCCATCCAGAGTCGGATCGTCAGGAACGTGGACAAAGAAGTATATAACATCGTACTTGCTGTCTATGCACTTGCCGAGAACGTACTTCACGCTCTCGTCCGCATCCAGCATATTCATAGCGAAGTTTGACTTGATGGGCTTGATAACCCCTCCGTTGCCCTCGCCCTGCCTGCCATCCTCAGAGATAGAGACATTCAAGGCTTCGAACATGTCCGCCTTATCTCTAATCTTTGAGTCTGAAGACTTATTTAGCTTTCTAGGTAATCTCTTATCAATCATCAGTACTTAGGAGCTAGTTTGAAATTCTTACGAGTTATTCTCATTGCTTCATCCTTGGAGAAGTTCGAGAGCCTTCTGTTAGCCTTTCGTCGCTCGTTGTAGTACTCTGATCTAGCCCGAGCCTTCTCGTTGGCAGGGACAGTTGATTTTCTCTCACACAGCTTGTAGTGAATGTACGCTCTCAATGCCTCCTCCGCATATACGTGTATTACAGGGTTGGTGGAGCGAGCTTCGTCAGCAATATACTCCATGACAACATCGCTGTAAGAACCGTCCGTGTCGATTTCTATTCTGTTCTGATCAAGGTTGATTCTGTACTGACCATGTTTGTGTCCGCCCCCAATGCCGTATAAGCGACCAAGGGTTCCGTTGTACATGTAGTTTTCAAACACATAGTAGTCGTAATCTTCAGATGTGTTTATATCCTCAGTCGTTGAGGACTTTGAATCTTCCCTGTTGAGGATGAGGTTACCCTCAATAGGCAAGGGCCCCTCTTCGCTATCCGAAGTAGACGTGCCTGCAGAGATCTTTCTAGAATAGTTGATGTGCTTGTTTTCTCCAAAAATTTTCAATATGCCATCCGAGTCTACGACTCCAAGCTTGATCATATCAACGTAGTCGTCAGGAATAGCCACAGTGTTATTGGTCTTGTCACATGTAAGCTTGAGACTTTTTACTCTGCTGACTACATCAAACCCAAGCTCTCTAATGCCTCTGAGCGCAAAGTTTCTAAGCGCCGCATCCGAGGCATTGGCGGCAAAGTCGTCAATATCTCTAGTTATCTTAAAATCACTGATAATCTGGCTCAGTGGAACGTAGTTCATTCCAGAGGCCGAAACGTCTTGATAAGCCATTATTTAACTTGTGTTTCTTGTGCAGAGTACTGAGCAATTACAGTATCTCTAAGTCTGACGCCGATCATTTTAGAGATCTCAGCGATTACCTCTCCTATGTATCTAGTTGGAAGATCAAAGTTCCTTGAGTTAGAAATGTCTGGAACAAAGAATCCTTCCGTGTCAATAAAGTCCCCATTGATAGCCAGTTTAGGCTTAGAGTCGTAATCTACATCCCCAAGGCTAAATCCGCCCAACGCCGAAGCGTACACCGAAGCTGGCTGCCTATAGTAGGTCATGATAACGCTTCCAACTGATGTCGGGAACATCTCTATGTTTTTAGCCACCAGCGCTACTGGAAACAAATCCGTTGGCGCTGAGAGCTTACTGTTGAGTATGTGAGATATCTTAGATGAGTTGTAAACCAACTCTGCCTGTGTTCTCTCGTCATCATTCACCCTAATGGATATTAGCTTACAGAAGTCCTCTGGCTTTCTGAAAACATTAGAATCACCCGTTATGGATGAGTCTGAAGAAGTAGCCAGTACTTCCTCCACAATGTATCTTGAGAGGTCGTCTTCAACGCCCCTGTAAGCTGACTCACCCTGAGATGCGTCCGCTCCTCTTGCCCTGAGAGAATAAGCCGCTGTAAGCTCCGAGTACATCTCCATATAGACGTTCTCCTGCGCGATGGCAGCGAAAGAGTTAAAGACCTTTGGAGAAATGAATCCTTTCTGGTCTTTGTTGGCTAAATCCCTAACGGCGTTGTATACTTCGACTACGCTGATCATATCGCAAATATACAAAAAGAAAAAGGCCCCTTTCGGGGCCTTCCTTTATGCTAGACGCTCTAGCCGATCTTCAATGTCGGCCAGCACCGTGGATCCTTTCTCCGTGAGGCAGAACCTCGTCAAAACGTCGGTGGGGTCTTGCCCCACTGGAACTGAAACAATCTGCGTGTTGGAATCAAACCACTTGCAGGCGCTTCGGTCCATTTTAATTATCTGATAATCAGATGCTTGCTTGAGAATAGCGCGAGTTCTGACCGTCGGAGAATCAAAGGATTCGATAAATTCTTTTGGCTTGCTCTTGGCGATACGCAACAAGTTGTGACGAATCTCTGATGTGGGAGCGTTGATGTTCACCTTGAAGTACAGGGCAACTGCGAACAAGTCCGTGATGTCTGTATCGCGAACCATAGCAACTGCATCTGTAACAAGAAACTCCTTTTGGAGCTCCTTCTCAGCATCCATCTTCTTGTTCACCTCCTTGAACTTGCTACCACCGTTGGCAGCATTGCCTGGGTGAAGCTCCAAGAAGCGTCGCAGATTGGGCTGGTTCTTGTCTACAAAGATTCTACCATTACGGAAGATCACAGACTTCTTTACAGCAGCATTTCCCTGCTCATCAGCCCAGATAGAGTTCTCGTTAGGGCAGTAGCGAATCTCACGAACAGTGTCGGTTTCTTTGTCGTACACCGTCTCTCCTTGCTGAGGGAGCATGTATACGATTCCACCCCCTCCCATGACTTCGAACTCCTTTCTTTCGTTAGGGTTCTCGTTGCGTACAATAGGTGGCCTCTTAGTCACCTTCTTCTCTACGACTGGTGCAGCCGCAGCTTCGGTCTTTTTAGGGCGACCTGGGGCCCTTCTGGTTTGTTGTGCCATTTAATTAGAATTTATAAAATTTAAATAAGTCAGTTGCTAATTTACTACAAGATGCAGAACCGATATCCTTTTCGATAACTCCGAATCTTGCAACACCTCCTTTAAACGAGAATGTTGTGTAATCTTTTACAGTTCCAAGCCGCTGGATCTTTAGTGGTCCGTCAGTTCTGCCAGGGGTTGCGAGCGTTGCCTTTGCCCCAATCTCAGACGAAAATGTATCCGTCTTAGCTGCTATGAAAGATACTATGTCCCCATCCCTGTTGTACATGTACAGGTTGTTGTTCTCATCTCTTCTGATCACAAAAACCAATACGTGCTCATAGTTGTCAGCGTCAGCGTCTGGGTAAGTATAATCTACCGTACCATTTTCTGTGCCTGAAACACGAGCTGTTGCTGGCTCGCCAGTCATCGTATCGTGCCTTACATTGAAGTTACCGATTGATGTGGGCTTGTGCTTGATGATGTTTCCGCTTGAGTCCTCAACTGTCTGACCAATGGTAAATCCAAAAGACTGACCATCTGCATCAGAGTACAGGGGGTGCGCTTCGTTTTCACTCTGCAGGTAAACAACGTAAAGAGTGTAGTCGTTTGATGTGCTAAACTCAGGGACGATAAAGTGATCTGCCGTGTCAATGAAAGCAGACTTCTGAGAAAAAGCAACTGCCTTTGCAATGACACAACTAGGGTCTCCAACGTTAGATGCTATGTTGTAGGCGCTTCCGCCTGTACCAGCATTGGCCCAAGATGTAATCTCATCGTTCGAAGCAAAAGAGCTAAGGCCTTCGTGGTTGTAATCTATCGTAGGTTGATTCTCTGCTGTCCCATAATCTATGCCAGCAATGGAAGTGGACGCAACGGTTATGCCTAAAGCTCCACTAGACCCAAGGAAGGTTTGAGTGCTTGACTCCCCAGTAAGTCTCTTGGTGGGGTTTACATGAACCCTAGATTCAATCTTGCTGTCGTAAGACACAGGTGAGAACGTAGAGCTCTGATCCACTGCGTCAAACTTCATTACAGACTTACCGCCTTGACGAGATATAAATGCAAGGATAGACTCTATGAGATCCACTTCGCTACCAATCTCGCATGGTACTTTTACCGTGGTCTTTTCAATAGACTCTCCATCGGTAAGATTGCTCTCTTCGTATGGTGTGGCCCCGTTAAAGGACAATACGACAAAGCCGCGACCCGCGCTTGCAAACGCTAGGCTGTCGGCAGGAAGAGCGAGAACACTAAGGCCTTGTCCACTGTCTGATGCAGTGACGCTAGAGGCGTTAATCTCTTCCTTTCTGAATAAGAAGAATTTCTTCATTAGTGAAATAAAAGGGGGGAAGAGCCATTCCCTGCCCCCCAGTTATTATTACGCTACAGTTGCGGGTCCAGTTCCCAATGGGAGAAAACCAATGTCTTCGTTCACGTAAACAAACGAAGCATAGTCATCTTGAGGAATAGTGAACTCATTCATGTTAGCGCCTGGGAATGGATTTGGCTCAAGGGTAACCTTGTGAGCTCCAGATCCACCATCGTTAGCAACAACGATGACAGTTCCCGCGTCAACAGTAACACCAGACGGTGCTTTCAATGTAAACGCACCAGTCATTTTGATTCTGCTAGTCAAGCCATTCCAAGACTCTCCAGCCCCGATGTCTTGCTTAGCATCATCCTTTACGATCAAGAATGCGTTCTTCTCTGAAAATTTTGATCCAGCCATGATTAAAGGTATTGTGAAGATCTGGGAAGGGCCGAAGCCCCTCCCGTCACCTCAGGTTTATTATCCCTCGATCAAGACGTGCTGGTTCGCAGCGCGAGTGATCAAGTTGATCTCAGAGCGGTAGTGGAAGGTCATTACGTCCTTACCAGCATCACCGTTGGTGTGACCCATGATTCCACCGCCAGTTACCCAGTGCTCCATCTCACGGCTGTAGCCGTTAGAAGCCTTGTAGTTCATCTCCAACGCTGGAGCCTTAGTTCCAGAGCGTGGGTCAATAACCTGGGTCATTGGGCACATAGCACCTTGGATCTTAGTTGACGCACCAGCCAAGGTTGGGTCGTTCAACAACTTCCAATCGTGCTTGTGGAAAGTGTATCCACCGCGAGTGAATGACTTAAAGCCGAGCTTTACAGCCAAGTCAGCGTCGTTGTTAAACGCGCCGAACTGACCAGCCAAGCCAGCAGTCACCTGAGTAGCGATACCTGCAGCCAACATGTCGTCGATAGCGAGGTCTTGCTTTCTGTTCAAGTACATAGCGTACTCAGCAGGAGCGCCTTGCTTATCCAGCTCGATGATGATATCGTCAAAGTTAGAGAGAGTCAAAGGAGCAGCATCTGCGCCAGTAGCAACCAAACCTCTGTCCTTGAGGGCTGCGAAGTAACCCTCGGAGCCAGCAATGCCAGCGCCAGTCGCTTGTCCACCATCGTGCTTTTCGCTGTAGAGCATCATCATTTCTCTGCGATCCTCAAAGCGCTTGCGAGCCTCCTGCTCACCGTACATGAACCATCTGTAGTCACCGTTGCCGATGTTGATGTAACCAACGTTAGTGGCCTGAGAACCATTTACTTGGTAGCGATCCTTGATGATCATGAATGGGTTCTTCTGACGAATCACGTCTGGCTGCATGAAGTGCTCAGGCTGATCGGTTCCTTGTGCGTACAAGTTGCCCAAAACAACAAAGGTTGTTGCAGTAGAAACGGTGTCAGCAGATGAAAGAGCTTCACCATCCAAACGAGCCAAGGTAATAGCGTTTTTGTCTCCGCCAGTACCATTCACCGCTCTGTTGTCGTTCATAACAATGTAACGAACGCCGTTTGCGGTGTTCATAACAACATCACGAGTTTGGAAGAACTTAGATGATGCTGGATCGTCACCTGCATCAGCGGTCTCGTCAACCGAAACTTCAAAGTTGTCAGTCGCGCCAGTAGCATCACCACCACCCTCGACAGCGTCGACAGTGAAGGTTCTGTGACGACGACCTTCCTCGTAGTATTCGATTTGGTCAGCAGAGCCTGCGTTATTCACAGCGCCAGTAAGCTTCAAGAAGCCAGTGATACCTTGATCGCCAAAAGACTTGATCAACAGTTCACGTACCTCGGGCTTATTAATGTCATTTACTCCTGTGAGCAAATCGTTCAGAGAAGAGTACTTCTCTGGAGTAAGTCTAAAATTGGGGCTTGCACCTGTAGCGGTTGCTGGTCCCAATGAGCTAGAAGTAGCCATAGTTTCTTAGATTTTGAAAGTCATGCGACCTCCGTCACCCATAATTTGTTTTAGTTGGGAAATGACAGGGTCAGCATCTTGATTAGTCTGTCCGACCTGCGGTGTCTGAGCTTGTACGTTAGCCGCCTTGTCCACAATGCCGCGCTGACCATCGCCCATGCCCTGCCGATAAGCAGCAGAAACAATCTTGTCGATGTTGTCAATCACAGCTCTGTGTGAAGAGAGCATATCGTAATCCCAGCTACCATCCTCTCGGACGTAAGGATCAAAGTACTCATCGAGTCTAGCGTTAGACTCCATGAGCTGAGCCTTGTAATCATCATCAAGGCCAAACGTGAAGGTGTTGTCATTACCAAGGTCAAATTCTAACCCTGTCATTGCATCTACCTCCAAGACCATGTTCTGAATCCAAGTCTCATCAAAAATGTCGTCCGCGTTAGCTGATTCAGTCCCCTCAGGCGCCATGTACTCATTACGCATCGTCTCGATGTTGGTCTTGGCTTTCTGAGCGTCAATCTTCATCTGAAGCTTAGACAGCTGGACCTCTTCCTCCGAGTGGAGGTCGGTGTCCAACTTGTATTTGCTATTGACAAGAGTGTTGATTTCATCAGTAGTCAAGCTAGGGTACTCCGTGGCAAGGTCTACACGAATAGCGGTAAAGTCGTCCATCTCGGACGGATCAAGCCGCTGGTATGCAAACCAGTCTTCTGGAGCCCTTCCAGTCTCTTCTACAAAGCGAGAAATCGCCTCTATTCTCTCATCAAGAGCGTTTTGTTGAGGTGCAGCCAAGGCATCAAAGTCGCTAATCTCTCTTCCGAGCCTCTCGCTCAGGTAGTTGAGAACAGCACCCTCGATATCCTCGTCGTCATATTCCTCTTGTTGTTCGTTTTGTGGCTGCTCTACCTGAGCCTCTTGCTGAGGTTCGGAGGGAGCAGCATCAGGGTCTACATAAGGCGTCTCCTCTACAGGCTCTGGTGCCTGCTCTTGAGCAGCCTCTTGTACTGGGTTCTGAGGCTCTTGTTGAGCCTCACGATCCATGCTTGCCTGCAACTCCTCTGGAGATGAGACAATTTCAAAGTTTGTAATATTCTCTTCCATCTTAAATTAAATTATTGTTTTTGATTACTTGTAGTAAGCCAGAACCTCGACAGTCCCGACGCCAGTTACGGATGTAAAAGCCCCGTAAACTGTCTGTCCAACAGCCAAAGATATGGTAGTGACTTCGCTTGGGATCTTTTCGTAGAAACCAGCAGCCTTGCCATTCGCGAGGTCACCAGCAGAGCCGTCAACCACTGCTGGAAAGGGCTGTCCAGTATCTGGATTGATGTACTTAACAACGTCTGAGCCACTTGCGGCATCAATGTCTACATACTCAAATCTACCACCGCCAGTGACGGTAATGTCCCCAACTTTCTCACAGGTTACTGCGTAGAAATCAGCCGTAGCTGTCTGAGCTTCGTCTATAACATAAAACCCCTTGGGAAATGCTTGTGTTGGATGTGCCATGATTATCCGAGTTTAGCTTGTGTATCGTCAACACCGAACACTGCATACTCGATGGTTGATCCAGCCTTAGCTGCAAAGACCTTGTAGTCCAAGTCTGGGTAAGCTGGCAAAAATGCAAACTCACCACCAGAGATTTTAGCGATGTTGGTTGTTCCGACGTAAAGTGTTACTATGTGCTCTTTCTCTGAAGAAAGGTTTCTGACATAGACGTAGGCTACATCCGTCTTGTCATTGGCCTTGGCTACAGTTACAGCATCCGCACCCTGTACTGTACCCAAAACTTTGCTCCTAATATTGTGCCCAGAATCTGCCCTGGCAGAAAGTTGAGCTTCAAGAGCAAATGGGTAAGAAAGGGCGTTTTGACTAGAAAGAGTAAAAGAAGCTCTTATACTAGCCATTATGCTTCAAAGATAAGAGCGTACTCTACTGTGAACTCTGTGGAAACGCTAGGAGTAATCTTAACGTCAGTAGTGCCGTCCCATGGGACAAAAGCCCAGTCACCTCCATACAGTCTTCCGATTGCTTGCGACCCAAAGGTCAACGTAGCAAATTCAGTAGCGTTTGAAGAAACTACTCTGACGTAAACCTTGTGGGCTTTGGAGTCAGTGTATTCAGAAGCAAGAAACAAAGTGTACTGAGAAGTAGCAGTGGTAGTCTTTCTACCGACACCAGTGGTTTGATCAAGCCCAGTAGAGACACCCGCTTTCCTCAGAGTCGTAGTCTGATTCAGGGACAATACGTCTCCAGTCAGATCAGGACTGTTGAGAGTAAGTGTTGCAGTGGTTGTAGCCATTTTAAAAAAAGATTGTGTTTGTTTTCCGCAAATATAGGGATTTATCGTTTCTTCTTTTTTATCCTATACCTAGACACACGACCCTTCTCCCTCTTTTCTTTTCTAGCTCTAGCTTTCTCTGCTGGAGTAAGTTCCGATGCTGTAACTGGAGTTTTACTTGAAATCCTTTTTGTAGGGCGAAACGTTCTATCTCCCTTGGAGTAGTCCTTATCTCCTGACAGCGTTCTCCACTCTTCCTTGAACCATCTTTTCAAGTTGAGCCCAGCCTTTGTCTTCCTGACTCTCGGCATTACTTTTTCTTGCTCTTGCCATAATTGGCTGCACCCATCTTTCTACACTTGGCAATCCTGCCACTAGCGTATGCACTTGGGAACACTTTTTCTCCTGCCTTCACTTTGTGATAGCATGCGTCTTTTTTCGTCTTCATGACTTGGGATGATTTACAAGTTTGAATTGTGCCTTCTTTACAGCTCCTGGATGAGGCTGATATTCACCTTTCATAAGGTAGTACCTACCACCCTCCTCCATCCAGTGGTGACCACTAGGGGGATCAATAGAGACCTTCTTGTTGCTAATTGACAGCTTGCCTCCTTTCTTGTACTTGATAGTTTTCATTAGCAGTTCCACTTTCTTAGAGCCTTGTTGATGCGAGAGTTTGGATCTCTTGCAGTCTTAGCACTAGTTAGTCTTTTCTTCATTCCTTTCATCCTAGCACAAAAGGACTTCCTTCTCTTGGCAGACTTACTGCCCTTCTTGAGCTTGGAAGGCTTTGTGGTTACAGCAGTCTTAAGCTTGCTGCCAGGATTGGCTGCCCTGTATCTTCTTACACCCTTGGCCGTCAATCCTCCTGACGCCGATTTGTCTCCGCTTTTGACGGAAAACTTCTTTGGCATCGTACCCTTACGCTTTTTTACTGTAGGCATAATGCAAATATAAAAAAAGAGGCCGAAGCCTCTTTTTAGTCGAATGATCGCATGTTTAATGTGGCACTAACCAGGGCAAGTTGGGCCGTGTTTGCGATAGCTCCAGCATTCATCCACGTTACTTTTATTTCGTCTCCAGAAATAAAGCTTATAGGCGCCGCTAAGTGAGCAACATTTGAGTTGCTTTTGAAGCCAGTGTCGTCAAGGTTGGGTGGAGTGAATGTTATCTCATCCCCTTGAAGGGATCCGTTTTTGTAAATCCTTATCCCTATTTTATCAGATGGCCATAGACTATGCTGACTATAACTAATAGAAACGGATCTAAGCGAACCAGTTTTTTGAGCATCATAAATGACTATGGGTTCATCATACCAGTCATCACCATTGACAAAAATTTGTCCTCCACTTTGATTCAATAGCTGACCACTGACAGAAAATTCCTGAAATTCTCCTTGTATGAGACTAGATAGAGTTCGGCCATATATCAAAAGGGAGTTTGAGACAACACCATTTGATTGATTCAAAGACTTTGCCTGCACGGCAGCCTGACTAGTTCCATTCGACTTAACAAATAATACGATCTCTCCGTCCTCTGATCCAGCGGTAACGTTTCTTGCGAAAACATCTATAGAGGCGTAGGACTCCTGAACGTTGTTGGATCTTCTCCCCTGAAAATCTATTTGACCAAGAGAGTCGTTGTTAACAACTTCTCCGTCTTGATTTCGTCTCTCTAGAATCAATCTTGGCTCTGCTGAAGAGTCATTTTCGTTGGATCGAATTAAGAATTGATCACAATTTGTAAACTGTGCAGATCCTCCGCCAAAGAATACTTGTAAGCCTGGACCAGACCCGCCTTCAGCACTAGGGTCGAGACATTTAAAACTATGAAAATTACAGGTCTCGTCATTTCCATACGTAATATGTGTAGAATTTATCTTAAGAAGATCGTCATCAGCAAAATTCGTTATAGAAAAACTTCCGCTAAGATGATCAATATCAAGAATCCTGTTCGTGACCCCAAGTATGGTAAGATCAGAATTACCTATGTGTGTATCGGTGTCGGTAGAACCGCCGATCTTTTTCCAGGTAGGCATAATTACTCAGCCGCTTCAGCCTTCTTGTCTTCAATCTTAACGAGTCGATTAAACTCTTTGTCAAGCTTAGACATCACAGAAGCCACGTTAGGTGCATCTGAAGCCTTGATGGTAACGGTGTTAATTGCTTCTCGGAGGAAGCCTACTTCGTTAATTTCGAGTTTCATATTACTTTGAATTTAATTGATTTGTGAGCTTATTGACAATGCTCGCTAACAAATGTACGTCCTTTCCTCTGAAAGTAGACTCACTAATTGCCCACAAAAGGTGCTCAAGCTCATCCTTTGTGAGAGTGTCGGTGGGGTGCGGTGCTTGAGTGTCTTTTTTACCGCTAAGCAATCCCATTATACACCTGTTTGAATCCACAGATCGCCATCCGTGTCAAAGGCCATGGCACCTATCCCTATATTTAAGGAGGCTGCTCCGCCAGTTTCGCTAAGGGTACTAGTATCAACGTGCATAACGCCTACACCGTAAGCTGGAGCCGCTACTGAGGCAGTGTTATCTGCGCCTTGAGCAACCCTCCAGCCTAAGACAGAAACCGAATCTTGATAGCCCTTATATACTATTCGGGGCATGTGTTCATCAGCGTTAGAGTTGTATCCAACAAGAATGCCAACCTCCCCCTGTCCTACCGCTGTGGTATCATTAAGGAGTTCTGAGCCCGCTACATCGGGAACGCTAATTTTAACGGAGTGATCCTCAATCTCCAGCGTGGTGGTATTTACGGTAGTTGTTGTACCAGTAACGTTTATATTTGGAATGTTAAGTGTTGCATCCCCAGTCCCATCTACAGATACCGTAAAGAATTCATTGTTGTAAAAACGCCTACCTACGCTAAAGCCTTCTGTGTGGTCGGCGCTGTCAATCAGAGGAAGCTGATACGTGTTGTTACTCACAGTGCCTCCTGTGAGCTGCGCCCCGCGAGCATTATGCGCGGTTCCTGCAAACGTAACTGCTTTGACAAAGCTCCCCGCCGCACCAGGTGAGGCCGAGATAAAAACTCCAGCGGAATTGTCAGCATCGGAAACACCGCCGTTAATAGATAGGGTGGACTCCCCGTTATCTGAGCCAGGGTCAGTGTTGATCTTGAACCCTTGATCTATGTTAAATTGGGTGCTGCCACTAGCGGTAGTAGAGAATCCAAGAAAACCTGTGACGTTGTTGGCGTCGGTTTGATCGTTGACGGTCAACGTTGAGGCTGATCCAGCCGCAGCCCAAACAACAGCGCTACCGTCGTAAGTCAAAACATCTCCAGTACTAGATGGAACTCCACTTAAAGCAGCAGCTCCACTGGTGTTGTAGTACGGTACAGCATACGGCGTTCCATCACTCTCATGAGTCACCCAATCGAGAGTATCTTCAGCAACCATGGAACCCTCAACAACTCCAGCCTGAATTGTAGCCCCATAAGTAGTTCCGTCGTCTAAAATTTTTACATCACTGTCGTTGTGAGCGCTTCGAGCAACTGGATTTCCAGAGCCCCCAGTACCAATAAGTATTTGATTATCACCAAGAGGTACAGCTGCAATAGGATTTGCTCCATCCCCAATAAGTACAGCTCCATCAGTGAGAGTGGTTTGTCCTGTACCTCCATTAGGAACTGTTACTGTAGATCCCTCTGTAAGGACCTTTTTCCAAGCTAATGCCATGTCTAATTTATTTTAATCTTCAAGCCCTACGTAAAAACAATTTTCTGTTTGGTTGTAATACAAACCTCCAAAGTGAGGGCTAGGCTCTGAAGAATGTGTTGCAAATATAGCTGTTTTTTCCTCGTTGAGTGTAAAGGCCCTTTCGTGCCCTCCACTAGACGTAGATGTAAAGAAATCAATCTTAGCCCCTACAGAGGATCCGCCTGAAGCGCCCACTTGAGTAAAGTCTATTTTAGGGCCAGTTAGTGACCCGCTATCCACCTGTATTCTAGCCATCGTGCTAGAGTCAGCATCCTGAGTAGTTACAAAGCTGAGCTGAGGACCAGCCTTTTTGAGGCTAAGGGTAGAAAACTCTGGGTCTCCAGTCCACCCAGCATCATAGTTTGTATCAGAAAGTTTTACTAGAGCATTGTGCTCAAGACCACCAGCGGGCAATCCATTTGTTGCAGCAAGACCAGCCCAGTTGCCCTCTGTGGTCCAGTCAGCGTCGCTTGTTGTGTCTTTGGTGTATACAAATGGAGTTGAATCAACTACAGCTAAGTATCCCTTAGTTCTATATCTAGAGGTTATAGCCGCTCTGCTTGCTAGGTTGGTGAAAACACCAATGCCTTTAACAGGACTCTTGCCAGTCTGATTAAACTGATTAGATCCGTCTGTAAGATCTAGTACAGGGAAAAGCTCATTAGAGTGTCTTACTTGTCCTGGAAACTCTGGCATATTAGTTCAGCTTTACGGTGAGAGTAACTCCACTGTTAAAAGCACCAGTGTCGTTCGTTCTGTAAATATAATAACTGACTCCTACACCGTTGGAATTGGTTGCCGTGAACGTCCCATCCAAAACAAAGTCCGCAGTAACATCTGTAGATTGATTTTGAGTGACAGACTTAAGGGTTCCAAAGTCCTGAGGTATCATGAGAAAAGTGAAGTTGGCGTCGGCCTGATTATTAGCTCCAGTAGTAAGATTGAATGAAGAAGATCCTGGATCGGATTGAAGTGTGGCAGAAACAACGTCGCCATATAGAGTGGTCGCAAGGGCGTTTGAATTGACAACAGACGACCCAACGCAGAGCCTTGTAGAAAACCTCCAGTTAAAGTTGAAGACATTACTCGTAATCGTCTTAGATGGTGAAGCGCCAGACCCAACATCCACTAGCTGCATCTTAAAAGAGTCACTAGTTGGGGTGTTGTTTGTTGTAGCGTAAGATGGGTTTACGGTTAGTCCAGTCTGTGTCGTTCTAGGCATATTGGTCTGCCGAACCTCATTGTCCAACAATAGCTTAACAGAGTTGGTTTGAATGAACTCAAAGCTCTTGTCAATCGTGTAGCCTATCGTAGATAGTATAATGGTAGACCCAACCTCGACGTTTTTGCCTGACGTTATGGTTTGTGCTGAACCATTAATAGATCCAGTAAACTTATCTATAGTAAGGGTCGTGTACTGATAAGGATTCAGTATGCTATCAAGCACGCTTGTTATGCTGGTGCCTGCTTCGAAAGTAGAGCTTAATATGGTATCAAAAGCCCCGTCGGTGTTGGTTACCTGTATCGCAAAATCAAGAGCCTCGTCGCCTGGACCTCCAGTGCCCACCTGATCAGCAAACTGAAAGTTGTTCTCGCCCTGATTGTACACCAGTACCTGATTGCTTGTAGGGTCACCGACGACATCAGCGATATCTCTAAGCCTTATAGTCCCAAAAGCAGGGACGGCAGTAGCGACCTCAATCGTATTGAACAGTTCTTTTACTGTCGATGTAGTGCTAGACGCACTTGAGACAGCAAGAGAGACTGAATCAGAGGATATAGATATGGACTCAGAAGAAGGGGAGGCTACGTCTATTGAAAACGAATTATCTGCAGCAGCTACTAATGTAGATACTGAAGCATCGTTAGCTATGGTGATTGATGCAGAAGAGCCACCACTCACCGTAATGGTCGGAGCATCTGCCATAATTACTGCTTTCTTCTTCTCTCCTGTACGGCCTCAGCAAACTCAGAGACATCTTCGTTCACAACAAAGGCTCCCTTGAGAATGGTAGTGTGAGTATCAGCGCCTTCCGCAACAGCCGCAGGAATGACATACTGCAGATCGTAAACATATCTACCAGAGGGAACCTCTCTCATGACAGAGTCACTAATAAATATCGTGACTTGACCGCTGTCGTTTACGTTAGTAGTACCACCAGATGTTCCATCAGACTCCATTGCCTCAATATTGCCAACAGGACTTGATCCAGTAGGCTGACCTGCCACAGTACACAGGAGAAGACCTTCAGAGCCGTCCTGAAAGGCATTGTCTCTAACCTGCATGATAAACTTGTACTTGCCCGTTTTGAGCTGCAGACCAGTGCCCGCAGAATCCTTCAGGGTTACGGTAAGGTTGAACGTATCACCTCTTCTGCAGGTGATGTTCAGGTCCTGTGCAATATCTAAGTTTACCTTTTTGGCCATTACAATCCGAGTGTTTCTTCAATGTCTTCTGATCCAGGGCTCTCCTGCATCGGTTCTGCCACCTCACCTCTCTTGCCTTGTCTTTGAGAGATAAGCTTGCTCTGCTCTGCTGATTCTTTCTTTACTCTATCGTCCTTTCGATCCTCCTTAAGAACTTCGAGTTTTTCCTTGAACTCCTGATCCTCAGTTCTAAATCCAAGCGTTGCCTGAGCCCTGATGGTTTCAATCTCTTTTCTGTATTGATGCTTAACCTGTTCCAGCTGTATCTCAAGCTGATTCTTGAGTTGCATCTTTTGAGCTTCTATCTGAGCCTCCATCTGCATCTCTTGCTGCCTAGACTGAGAAGCAGCCTGTGAAGCCTGAGCCTGCTGCTGTGCCTGCATCTGAGAGTTCTGCTGAGCTTGCTCCTGCATCTTCTTCATACGCTTCTGACGCCTCACAATCAAAAGACGCTCGGCCTGATTGATATCCTTCAGCTGTCTAATAGCGATAGCGTCTTCAAGATCCAGCTCTTTTTGTGAGAGAGATACTTGAATGTTTTGCTCAAGAAACTGACGCTCAGAGTCCTCCATCTCTTTCTGCACGCTCACACCAAAGTTGTACATAGGGAGATCAGAGAAAGTAGAAAGGACTCTCATGTTTTCCTCTCCAATGGCATTCTGGTAAGCCTTCATCAAAACAGACCCCGAAGGAATGATTTGAAGACACTTGACAATGTCTTCGCAAACCTTCTTGAAAAGTACCATAGATGCGTTAGTGATGTCATAGATGGCATTGTTTCCTGCAGCAATAGCTTGCTCGCGAACGCCAACCAAAGCATCACCCTTAGGAGAGCTTGCATCCATCGCCTCATTAACACCCGTAGCATCTCTGATGAGTCGCAGGTAGTGGTTGTAAATACCAATGAGTTCGTTTATGTTTCTAATGCTGTTTCCAATCTCACGGATAGGTGGATTTTGAAAACCGCCTTCTGGGTCCTTACTCCTGTAGTAAAAGACACCAGTCTGCTCGTAGATGTCGTGCAGCTCCAAAGGCTGAAGTTCACCACCCTTGCCGAGCTGAACATTCTCCAGACCTTCAATATCAATGATCAAGCCATCAGGCTTAGCCTTAGCGATAGCTTGCTGAATCTTGAGGTGTGTAATCTGAAGCATGTCAGCGAATCCCACACAGCTGTCAACCATTGACTTCGGAATCATTCTCCGAATGTTTGTGGCAACGGCAGAGTAAGACAGGCGACACTTAGAAATGTCGTGAATGTTTCTTGGCATATTCGCCTTCATGCCGTAGTCGTACATGAAGTTGGTACCAACGATGTAGCTACCACCGTAAACGGTGGCTATGTTCATCTTTCTGGGCTCACGCTCAAAAACGCTACCAGGTCTTTCTTTGTATGTAAAGCCTTCGTAGAAGAAAAGCTTGTTTCCGTATCTATTCTCCTTGTCCTCAAAGTGCATGCAGTCAACTGACATAAACTCAAAGTCAAGGACATCAATCATATATTCATCATACCCAAAGACTTTTCTCTTGAGATAGTCATCAAAGTATTGATAGCCGAGCTTGCTAGAATCGTTTCCATTTACGCCAGCAGCGCCTTGAGCCATCTTAGCGTAATCCTCTTCTGTAAACTGATCGCCAGCCAAGCGCTTTAGCTCTTGTATTGAGATCTTCTTGATGTGTCCAGCATAGGTGAGGTCGTTGAGACCAGGGTCTTCCGTGTAGCTGTGAACGAACAGGCACGGATCAACGTAATCTGTTTTGATGCCATAGTTGGGGTCGTTAGACCTCTTAACAACAGCCATCCCCAAAGCAACAAGATCATTGACACATCTTCTGTAGATGCTGTCGTTGAAGTTGTTCCAAGAAAGTGTGAGATTTGTACCTATCTGTGCTGAGATCTCAGCGTCAGTCTTGAGGTTGGTTTCCAAAAAGATCTCAGCCTCCTCCAGTGTGTCTGGAAGTTCAGATGGATCTTTATCAAGAACGAGACCTCCAGTCTCTTGTTTCAAGGCCTCAAGCTCTGGCTTAATCTGAACCTGAGTTCTTATTCTCTGCTTCTCCTTGTTCTTCTCAGAAGAAGAGATAGGGTCGATAGCTTCAAGGTTGGGATATGGATTTCTTGATAGAATCTTATTGCCAACGATTCGAGAAAACTTTGGGAGTATAGGTACTGGCGTGTAATCAAGATTTACGAGGCTGCCGTCAGCAGCGTTGGGATCCATCGAGGTAAGAATCCTCTTGTAGATATTCGTGTCTTGAGTACCGTTAGCGTAATCTCTATTTCTCTCCCATATCTTATTTCTCTTTCTGTAGAGAGATTCAGTATCCTGCATCTTGCCCCACTGACCCTCTATGGCTTTGGCGTACTTCAGACCATACTTCTTCCCCTGCTTTACATCTTGAGGGGCTAGTGGGTCTGGAAAGCTCTTACTCTGCCTTTTGTTATTACCGTACATCAGAGATTCTGCATTTTTGCAAATATAGAAATAATCTGATTGTCACCCGATTGGCTTGTATCTTCTAAAGAACTTCTTTTCGTCAAAGTTTACCTCTTTCTTTTTAAGCTTTGACTTTTGGGCACCAAGAAGAGCAAGACCCGAACTAATCGTAAGGTCAAACTTAGTACGGTCGTTGATCTTAAAGCCAATCCAGTCTTCAAGAGTATTGTTAAAATACATCTTACCATACTCCCCTGTCTCTCTGTGCATGCCAATATGGTCATGTATGTATGATTCAATGGCGTGTGCATGAGCTTGGATTACATCTTGTGAGTTTGAGGGAATACCCTTGGTCTTTACATTGACCTTTGAGTTGGCGGCCCTCAAGTGATAAGGCCTTGACATTAGATACCCGTCATAACCTCTTGATTCAAAGTATCTTGCGATACCGTACTTATTGTTCTCAATTAACAGTGGATATCCATAGAACACAGCAGCCATCAGGCAGTCTTCATAAAAAATCTTAGCCAAAGGCGGACGGGACGCATACTCCACTACAAACATGTTCGATGGATGTTCCATGTGAAACTTGTTGTAAAGGTGTAGCGCTCCCTTAGACCCCCGTCCATCGACGGTGGCGTCAAGGTCGTAGGAGTCAACCCCGCCTACCCCCAGCTCTGCATTAGGCGCAATACGTTTACCCCTTTCTTCTTTTTTGAGGTTTCTCAAATTGTCGGGAGGCATCCAAGCAATCTTGAATCTACCCTTCGCATCAGGCTTAAATACAACCTGTGTGTCTTGGACGCCGTCCTTCCAGACGAAGTTGCCTCTGACTACAGGATTTGGAAACAGATCGTCATTGTATTGAATCTGCTCGTAGATCTTTCCGATGTTGAATAGACTGCCGTCGATGCTGTCGCGGAAGGCTTCATCCGTTGTAAAAGGGAACTGCCGTGTTACCTCGTTAAGTTCTGATGGGTCGTTCTTAAGACTCTCCCTCTCGTTCTTTAGGTAAGTCTTGGCGCCAAAAATAACGTCCTCTCCATCAAGTCCTTCTATGACTCTGTCTGGATCGTTGACGACTGGATTACCGAACTTATCGAAGAATCCTTCTAGGGATTCAAATGCAGGGATAAAAAGTCTGTAAAGTCCACTCCTGGTTCTCCCATTCGCGTTCCTTTCTTCTGGATCAGAATCCCTCCAGAGGTCTTTGTATTCTTTCCCTCCTTTGTCCATCGGATTTACGGTGCTTCCCACCATTGCTTTTCCGACGACTCTTCGTCCAACAATCAAACACGTTCGTTGAATCCTCCAGGCGTCCCTTATGTCTGTAGGTTTTTCCCACTTACCAGCCTCGTCAAGATACAGGAGGTGAAGCTTCTCGCCGTCATAAGCGTTGTTGGTGGTGTTCTTCCAGTTTATAACCGTATTAAGAGCCTCGCCCTTCTGCGTAGTCTTATTGTTCTTCGTGATTCTCTTACTCGGCTCGCGAAAAGCCAGCTCCATGCGCGGATTGGTCGTTCCATCCTGAATAGGTTTGAAGAAGAAGGGGTAGTGCCTGAACATCTGCACGACCTTCTTCATGAATATATTCTCTTGAGCGTCCTTACCAGTCTTCGACTGTATCCCCAAGAGCTTGTCTTTTACTTGCGTGGCTTCATCAAGCAATACGGCAGAGCAGATGTTAGTGTATCCGCTCCGCCTGCACTTGGTATATAACTGCCCGATACATCGGGGGTCCACCTCACACGCAGACAAATGTAAGAAAATATCCCTTTGAAACGAAAGGAAGCTCGGATAACCTATGTCCATCCGAGTCCATTGGAGCATCATGTAGTGCCTACCCGTAATATATGTAGGGACGCCCCCATTGTAAAACCAAAAGCCTTCACGCCTACGGCGAAATTCCTCTTCGATATACGGAGAAAACTTCTGCCTGAATTCTTTAGGCATTTCGGCCCACTCATCCATACTCTTAATCCTAGACAGTTCCTTGGGCATAGGAACTCTCTCCCACAGCTGCAGGTCGTCTGGCTTTCCATATCCAGCAATTTCTTTTTTGGCAGGCTGAGCGGGAAGTGCAATGTCCAACCCACCGATCCGAACAACTTCTCCTTTCGTACCGTGGGGGCAAATTGAGACAACATCCTGATCATAGTCATCTACCTTGACCAGCATAAGACTTCTTGTAGTTTACCGAACCCTTGTTCTTAGACTGCTTCGTCTTAGCGTGAACACCCTTGCGTCTTACACGCTTCTTCTTGTAGTTGTTTATTTGGATTTTAGCCATTGTATTAAATTTAGTACGCCCGACAGGATTCGAACCTGTGACCGTCTGCTTAGAAGGCAGATGCTCTATCCAACTGAGCTACGAGCGCATGCCCTTACCTACTGCGTCTTCGCCTAGGCCTATTGTTTGCTCTGTTCTGAGATTCAGACTGAGGAGTTGTTTTGTCAGACGACCCTACATGTGCTTCGTCGAGACCATCACCATTTCCGTATGTACCCTTACGTCGATTGATTCGGTTCAAGAAAGCGCGATACTTCTTGGCTTTTCCGCCCTTTCCGTACTTAGCGTATTCTTTCTTGTAGTCTCGCTTCTTGAGCTTCATGGTACAAATATAATAAATTGTTGGGGCGGCGGGACTTGAACCCGCGACTTCCTGTGTATAAGACAGACGCTCTAACCAACTGAACTACGCCCCAGTTGATAAGCCCATTTGCGTAGAGGGCCGTCTGACGAAAACCAACAACTCAATCCTCGTACTCTCCGTTCCAGGAATCCTCCCAGAACTTGAAGTCTGTTCTATTGTACTGCCATACTATCTCTTTCCAATCATTTAGAGTATCTCTCAGCGAAACCTCCGCTGTAGTCTTTGGCTTCTTCGATTCCTCCATTTGTTTGTAGGTCTTTGATCATTTGTTCCAACCGTTGTCTCTCAACGATCAGCTCTTTGCAATCTGTAGCGGTCTGTTTGATGGACTGAAGCTCTGCTTTTCTCGCGCTCCCGTTGATCTCAGGATCAACAGGTTTTTTCACTTCGTCGATCATGTTGTTGATAGCCGCCTCCATCGACTTCATAAGGCGCTCGGCAGCGTCAATCGTTGTGAACTTCTTCCTCGACATAAAGAATATCTTCTACTCTAACTCTAAAGTACTTCACACCGTCAATGGTTATCTCGTAGTCTCGGTTCTTCTTAATACCCACAACATCGCCACAACTGACCCCAAGCTCTTCAAGCCAAGGAGCGTCAAAAGCAATGCGAGCTTTGCGAACAGGAGACTCGGTAAGCTTAACCACCTCGATGAGGTTGCTTTGTTCTCCAGGATCAGGACCCTCTTCAACAGGCGTGAGAAGAGCCCAACCGCCGAGAGTATATATGTGTCCACTTTTTGAACTCTTGTATGCGATTGCTTGGTTGTTGATTGTGTGTTTGGCATCGTAGCGAACCAAGAAGTGCTTCTCGTGTCCAGTCAGTACTTGACCCTCATTAAGTACAACTAGGTGGTGGAAGTATAGGGTGTCGCCTGGCTCTACACCAGTATCATGCTTAAGTGGGGCACACACCACGGGACCCTCGGTCACTCGGTGTTCGAACTCATTCCACTTGGAGTCTACATACAGCTCCAAGCCCCCATCGGTAGTTATCGTGTCTTTGATCTGCTTGTCTAGCTCGACAACGAATAGGTCAAGAGTTTTCATTTTTGTAGGGAAACATTTCATTTAATTTATCGCGTCGTTGATCACAGCCGCAGTCTTCTGGGCCGTATTTCTCAAGAAGCTTTTTAATTCCAGTAGCTGTGGTGATCTTCTCTACTGTATCACCCAGTCCTTTACTCTTAGAAGTTGCAGTCATATTCTATAATGCAAGGCATGTCATCAACGCACTTCCACAAAACTTGTGAGTCGTCTCTCTGCAAATATACAAGGTATCTCTTCTTATTGTACTTAAACAGGTGCTCGTCGTCCATAATAATGGTTGACACCTCTCCTCCGCCAGCTCTCATGCCAACGTAATAAGCCATGGCATCCTTCGGGTCTCTCCCGATGATGATCTTCCGTATAAGTCCGTCCATTAGTTCAATGAAATGCCGAGGTCACCCAGAAGGTCCTCTAGATCTGGCCCGCCGTTCTGATCCTCGTAAGTGCTTGATATAAAATTCACCATCTCCTCCATCTCGTCCCTTGAACCGAGGTTATAGCTAAACAAGGCTTTCATTTGGCTGGTGTCTTCATCAATGGGTTCGAGAAGACCAGTGACAACTACAGACATCACCCTATCCCTCATGTTGTAGCGCTCAATCAAAATTTCCATTTGACCGTGGAGCTGCTGCATCTCTATTAGGAACTGGTAATCTTCTGTATCTTCGTTATCCATCATCACTTCATTTCATGCCAAAAAGCGTAGTCTCAAAGAAGAAGCTTTTTAGAGAATTTTCTAGATTAAATCAAAGGTACGTAAAAAACAACTACCTCAAGAGGCTGAGAACTACGGTCAAAAGCTTCTGCAGAGACAAGGACATCTTCGAAAAAGAGCTCATGTTTTTGCTGTGGGCATACGACCTGGAGTTCTGGACACTCAAGTACGCTGCGGAAGACTACGATTACTCAGAGAAAAAACTAGGTGAAAGGCTTGTATATGAGTTAGTTAAGCATGGTTACATCTACAAACACTTTGATAAGATGACCCCGTCAAACACCATGGAAGATCACCTATTTAGAGAGGAAACGAAGTACAACTACAGAGTCAGATATGCCATAACGCAAAAAGCCCGCTTGTTAGTGCAGGCTTTTTACAGATCTCTAGAAGGTGATTAACCCAGGGTGAAATTAAAGTTCGTAGAGAGTGTTGTTTTAGAAGTGTTTATAGCGTTTGGAAGGTGTCGAACGTAAACACCAGTGGCTGCTATTTGACCCTTATTCAAGTAAGTGTCTATTGGGATAGGCGTAGCAAGACTTCCGATTTGACCAGCAACAGATTGATTATACGGGTAAAATTCTTGACCCCCCAAACCTTCAAAGATGTTTTGTGGGAAATTAGTAATATCTAAAGATATGATCACCTCGTTTTGTGAAATGGATGATATAGCCTGAATTTTTGGAGTCGCTTTAATTCTCAGTCCAATCTGACTGACATTTGCACCTCCATTATCGCATCCAATGTATTGAGCCTTGTCTGAACAAACCTGTATGGTGTCAGCCAGAGAGGTTGGAATATTTTCTAAGGGTTCGTCTGCATATTGAACGAAATCTGAAATGTTTGTTCTAACAAGAAGTCCAGTGAGGGAAGCCCTTGGGTATACAGGAAAGTTGCAGGTTTGAAAATTTCCAGTGCCAATTATTCCAAGCACATCTTCAAGCGACACGACGTCAGTGTCGGAGCCGACGTTGTAGCCCTCAAAGCTAAAAACCACACTTGGGATAAGTGGGATGCCTGGAACCATATAGTCCCAAATGGTGTTTTGAAGGGCCTTTACGCCACCCCCTGAAACGCTAGAACCTTGCCTTGATCCAGAAGATCCTCCGTATGTTCTTCTTCTTCTAATAGCCATTTTACTTGTTGTGTTGTTGTTATTCGTGTTGAGCCTTTAATGAGGCAAAGTAGTCATGCTCATCTGAAAATGATTCCTGAGGGAATACAATAAGAAACATCTTGCAGAAGCTCACAATTTCTTCTGAGCTAAAGGATGTATGGTTAGGCCAGAGATTCATTAGTAAGTGTGATCTACTGTAATTGATTTTACTTCGTATCCAGAACGAGTCAGGTCTCCAGTAACTCTAATTGTTTGACCTGGCCCAGCGCTTACGGGCGAGTTGTTGAATGTTTGAGGGGCCGTGAAAATGACCCTTGCATCTCCAACAGAGCCAAGGTCCGTACCGAAAGTGTATGTTTGACCAGTTAAGCCGTTTGAAGTTCCGAGGTTTATAACCGAAGCGTTTACGAGGCTGTAATCCCCAAGGGTTCCGCTCCAGTCAGCACTCTCGTCTATAAACAAAGAAATGAGTGACGCCCTAGCATTTCCAGAAACTGTAATTGCAGGGGTGGTAACTGCCCCCACTGACGTTTCAGTCCAAGTAGTAAGTGCAGGGGCATTTCTATTCCCCTGACTAGAAGCCTCGGCTGCGGCGCCACCTACTATAGATAATCCTAGTCCTATCATAGTCCTTTACCAAATATTACTTCGTAGTAAGTTTTTCCCTCATCATCACGACAAGCTTTGAGACACCGACCACGATTAACCCCATCATGAACGAAAGAGACGTGAACCCAATCAGGATTATCGTCATCACCAAACTCCCAAATGAGCTGATCAAACGTAAGGTTGTTGAGTATCCAGCGGAAGATGTCACCGTTTGTACAACGTCCGAATACGTCTGCGTCCAAATCGAGTGCTCTTCCTTCCACATGCTGACTGCGCCTCGAACCACCGATAGCAGTGTTGAGCTCAGCTGAACGATAGCCGCTCGACACGTATATAGGGCACCCGAAAGCGTCCCTAAGAGGTTGAAATACGTGCTCTGCAATCTTTCGTAAATTTTCTGTGGCCCAGTCATCAGGTGTGTTGTCTATACCAAGTCTTTTAGCCGTGTTGCTTTTTGTCACCTCGGCGAGCGACATATTTTTTGACAGCTTCATTATTGAGTCTGCGTTTTTCATTTTCTACTCCAGGATCCTTTCGTTTCCTTATAGGATTGAAGTAGTGTTTGCTCACTTGCCGTACTTCATGCCTTTCCCAGCACTCTTGTACTTCATGCCAGCTTTGGCTTTCTTGAGGCCGATTCCTTTTACTTTCATCCCGTCCTTGCCCTTTACTTTCACGCCTCTACCTTTTAAGATATCAGCTTTTGTGACTTTACCGTCACCAGTGAGGTCAGGGAACTTACCGCCCTTCTTCATAGACTTTGGTTTCTTACCAGCCTTTTTCATGGCCATGGCAATAGCGGCTTGTTGTGCGATTTTGCCGCCGCCTGGCATTTTCTTAGCGTGCTTCATGATTATTATTTTATGCTGCTACAAATAGTTCAACGTTACAATCGGCAGAGTTGGCCACTGCCTTGATAGAGTCAATGTTAGCCAGTGATGCTGTAGCTGCGCCAGAGTCATCATCGGTGTCCATGACAGTTTCAAACAATACAAAGGAATCACCAGCTGAGAGCTTTACGAAGTACTCGTCGTCCCCAGCGGTCATACGCAATGTGACAAAGTTCGTGAGGTCCAAGTTCGTGATACGAACGTAGTCTACGCTGGTGTCAGCGAACTGGCCAGCAGCCTCCGCCGTATCGAAAAGGATTAAAGACTGTTCCGAGGTCCCCACCTTTACGATACGTTGATCCAACTGGGTGATGCCAGTCATATCAATGGTGTTCGTAGATCCTCTTTCAGATCCGTTGAGAGTGATGCTCTCCTGTATAGTTACTGTAAGTGTTGCCATTATCTAGGGAGTCTGGCTTCGAGCATAGCTCTAAGCATTTTGAGATCTTCAGCTGTCATCTTACCGTCGTTACCCTTGAGCAGCTTCATCTTACCACCCATCATAAATGGGTTCATAGAGGGATCATCGTAAAAATTACCGCTATCTATCTGAGCTTCTTGATCAGGGGTAAGCGCGTCAAAAATCTCCTTGCCTTTTTTAATGTTTCCTGCGTTCTTGAAAAGACCCTTCAACCCTCCCTTTCCTGCAGCTTTTAATGCACCGCCTTTGAGGGCTCCACCCTTAATGGCTGAGAGGGCAGCAGGCCCTCCAAATGCCAAGCCAGCAGCCAAAGCACCAGCAGCTATGCCTTTCTTTGCTCTGTCTTTCTGGACGTTTCTGAGGTAATCGAGCCTGTCAGCACTCTGAGTTCCGTACTCATTGAGTCTACCCTCTCTTTCAAGCTTCTTGAGGTATCTTTTCTCTCTTCTGAGAGCAGCCCCCTTGCCTTTGAGGAAACCTCTGTTGGCAAAGGCCATGTTTATGCCCTGGCCCGCCTCCTCCATGTCTGAGAACTTGTCTTGAGAGTTTCCAAAGAAGCCCCCGCGCTTATAATTCTTGGTTACTTGCATGACTGCAAATATAACCAGACTTTTTTTAGTGACTTAGCCTGATCATAGGGTGTATTTACATTTAAAACACTACTACCCTCGCGCCATAAAGTAAAGGATTCATCTGCGTACACGCAAAAAACCATCTTTGGCTGCTTTCTTCATCTGAATCGCTTTGATTCCGTAAAGGTATAAAGGAATTTTTGAAAAGTCAATAGTCTAGTGACGCTTTAAGGCAAGGATTCTAAGTTGCTGTAAACGAAAGGCTTAGATGTTTTCGTGTGAAATTGGTTCTGAAGGCAAAAACTCAAGATCACGGCGAAAAAAGAGGGGAGTAGCATGTACCGTGGGGATTATATATATTATAGAGCGGTCGGTCCTACGGACCGAAACAGATTCTCGGACCCCACCCCTCAACTATCTTCGATAGTTGCGCTGTATCTTTCAGCTTTGCCTACCTACTGACTCTCAGTCAGTTAGGTAGCTTCACTTCTACCACCGCAGGAGGACCGCAGGATGGGACGTGCAGTCCAGCAGGGTGGGACAATCCCTCCCCAACCTCCTTAACCGACTTACCCCTTCCCCTCTTAGGGGAAACATTGGTGCCGATTTGGTCGGCCTTCACGATGGCTAACGCACGGAGATAACTTGTTATCTCTCAATGTGTTAGCAGCTTTCAACTCCACTACTACTACCGAAGGTAGTGTAGTGAGGACACGAACTGCTAGAGATATGTATTAAATGAAACGAAACTCTATGAGTTTCATTTAATACATTATCTCATGTCAAACTTCAATTTCTCCGATTGCCGTAAGGCAACCAACCAAGCCATCTTCCGTCCCACTGCAGAGCGTAAAGCTCTGGCTGTCAAGCTTCTGCAAGAAGCTTTGGACTTCGTCAACAACCTCGAAGAGGTTGCCGACAAGCCTTCGAAGAAGGCTGGCAAGAAGCGTCGTCGTAAGACGACGAAGAGAACACCTTCACAGAAGGTGGCAGACCGACAAGACAGAGCGGCACTCAAGACCAACGAAGTTGGTCCAATCAAGCCTTCGAAGAAGGCTAAGACAGCTTCCGTTAAGGAAGCTGCAGCATCGGCCAAAGCAGTTAGCGAAGCTACTGGTGCTGCTCAGAGAGCAGCAAAGAAAGCTGAGCTGAAAGCTCACTCAATGGCTGAAGCCATTGAAGCTAAAGCTTCAAAGGTGGCTTCGAAGAAGCCAACTCAAGCTCAACGTTTGTCTTCCTTGGAAGACAAGATTGAGATGCTGACCAACCTCCTCGCCTTGCAGATGCAGGGTGAGCAGGCACCCACGATCGATGCTGTAAGCATCGATGAGCTTCCCTTCGAACTCTAATCCCTTAGAGAGTCCGTGTGTATACTCTCTGAACAGAGTGAAGAGAGTATACACACTGGACACTCTTGAAACCTTTTTCAAACTTCAATTCAATCACCATGCAGACATTTGCAGATACCCGCCGTCAGCTCATTGCTGACCTCCTCGACCTTCACCTTTCCTTCGACGCAGTGCGTGCCACCGCCGAGTGGGACGAACTCACCTGCCTTGAGCAGATGACGATGGAAGACCTCATTGAGATGTAATCTCAATTCACAGGTACTCTGATGAGCCTTGTATAGGCGAAACACCCCTTGGGGTGTCAGTATCAAACTTCAAAAATCATCAAAGATGAGCAGAAATCTTTCACATCCTGAACTCATGGAGCTGCGCTACATGAACGTACAAAGCGGCAACGGATTCTCCGTTGACAAAGACCTCAAAGGCTACAACCCCACACGGGAGGCTTATGCAGTGGGCGGAGCTGAGCTTGAAAGCTTCTCGACTCCATGCCAGTCCGTGTGCAACGACGACTTGTCTTTCAACAAGTTCAAGCGCATCATGGACTCGAAAATTGAGTTCATCAAGCGAACGGAGTTCGCAGACGACTTCCTGACCGTGAAGGTAATCGGTGCATGGGTGAACGATGAAGGCAATGCCTTCATTGAGATTTCAAACATCCTCTTCGACCGCGACAGCGCAATCGCCTTGGGTAAAGAGCGCGGAGAGGAGGCCATTTGGGACTTCAAGAACAACTGCGAAATCAAGCTGTCATGAACGTATGGGAACGCTACCCCAAGCGGGGCACGACGAGCGATTGGCTCCCTCAGTCCACTCCTTCCAAGGAGTACAGAGTCATCTACTACCTCGGCTTTGACCGAGATGATTGGGACGACATGACGCTCAAGGCATGGTCACTCGACCATGCGAAAGAGCGGGCACGTGAACTTGTGCCTGACTGCTACCGAATCAAGTCGGTGAAACCACTCTGAATCAGTAACTTAAGACCATGAACATGAACAAGAACTTGAACATCGCGTTCCTCGCGTTCCTTGCATGGATGGCCACGCTTTTGGTGGTGGCAATCCTCCAATCCTAAGAGAGTCTTAGTATATATTCTCTCTCTGAACGTAGTGAAGAGAGAATATATACAAGACCTCTCAATGTCAAACTTCAAATCCAATTTCAATGGACAACTTCTTCAAACGCCCCGTCGGTGCGGCGGTGCTCTTCCTCAACGACTTCCACTTCGGCAAGAATCTCGCTGTGCTCAACCGAGCGGCCCGACTTGTACCCAAGGACGTCAAGGGCTTTGCCTCCCTGCTCTCGGACACACCGAACGCAGACCCTGACCACGTTCAGGACATCATCGACCTGCTCGAAGGCTACGCCAACGACGTAGACAACGACCTCATCTTCAAACTCAACAAGTCATGAAATTCAAGCACGACTTCAAGACCACGCTACCACACGTAGCTATGACCACATCCATGGACATTGACATCGACCGCGCCACGAATGTGGAGATGGACACCACCATCGAGGTTGACCCCAACCATGGAATGGGTGGGTGGTACGAAACCTACGACGTTGAAACAGCAGGGGACCGCTTCTATGCAAGCGGATGCCTCGAAGTGTACTGGGATGACAACGGAGATGTACGCCTTACGGGGTACGACGGATGCTTCGAACTCCCTGAATTTATCACCGATGCTCTTGAATCCAAGGGCGTAATCATTGACCTATGAAAGTAACACGAGAACAATGCGAATCAGCAGTCAAGGCACTGCAAGAAGAAGGCTTCAATGCCTCCTACGTACAGGGCGCACCTGACGACCACGGCGTGTGGTTGGACAACGTATGGAACGACGAACTACAGGACACACACAGCTTCCGAATCCATGACGAAGAAATCGAATGGTGGGGAGTAACCAACTCATTGAAGACTATCAATACATCCAAGAAATGACACAACACGAAAGACTTTCCCTCCGACAGACACACTGCGGTAGCTTCGAACGTGCGCTCATCGAGGCGTGGTTCAAGGCAGACATGGGCAACAAGGCTACCCTCGAAGAAGCCTTCAAGAACACCAACTTCGACCTTACTTAGAGAGTGTTAGTATATATCTCTCTCTGAACGTAGTGAAGAGAGATATATACAACACCTCTCAACAACATTTTCAAACTTCAAATCCAATACCAATGGACAACATCAAAGACATGACGAACGACGAGTTCATCAGCCA